GAAGGACAGCACTTAATTCATCAAACTGCGTTGGAGTGATTACCGCTTGATTTGAAAGTCTTTCTAATGCAGATTTCGCATTATCAAATTCTGTCCCCATCGTACCGATATATTCATTAATATTACTTACATGAGAATTTGTAGAAGTATCGGATTCTTCCATTGCCTGTTTTAATGCTTGCTTAAATGTATCGGAAGAAATTCCAAGATTTTCAAGTGATGTTTCTACGGTTTGGAGCTGTCCATCAAAATCAAATGCATTGTCTTTCACATTTTTTAAATCACCGCCAAGTCCGATAAGTTTATCGCCAGAGACTCCAGTTTGGTCTTCGATGATTTTCAATGCTTTTCTAACAACTTCAAAATCGTTGAATGCGTCAGCTGTGGAATCTTTAAAGTCCATAGCTTTTTTTACCTGCCCAAGCCCTTCCATGACAAATGCAGTCGCACCCAAATTGGTTGCGTATCCCCAAAATCCTTGAAACTGTCCACCGGCTGTTTGTGCGACATCACCGAGATTTTTTATCTTTTCTGCAAGCGTAGTGAACCCACCATTTCCTGCCGATTCTGCCGCATCCCCTAAATCTTTTATTGCTTCTTTTGCTCCACTTGTGCCATCTCCAAGGACATCTGCTAATTTTTCTGCAATCATTTCAGCGTTTTTCTTTTCAGCTATTTTCCCTGCAATGTGTCCCACAAGTGAACCAACAAGAGTTCCAATACCTGTGATATTTGCTATTTTTACTGCAATAAATGCTTTTGTAAGCCATTCTGCAATATGTCCAGCTATCGGGTGCTTTTCCTCTAATCCATCGAATAATCCGTTTAATGCACTGGTAAGGCCAGTTAATAGCAGATCAGCTGCGGTACTAAGGATTTCACCCCATGGCAAATCACCAAGAAATGTTCCAACGCCTTGTCCAAATTCATAAAAAGTGTCTTTGGTGAGAGAATCTTTTAAAGCTGTACACAAGTGAGATATAAAATCTCCAAGAGCCTGTCCATTTTCTTTCCAGTTTGTTTTTTTCAAGAAAGTAGAAATTCCATCTGTGATATTATTAGTAAGTTCATCCCAGTTTACAGTTTTGGTAAACGCAGCCAAGCTTCTAAACGCTCCATTTAAAATTCCAGATAAAGAATCTGCAATATCCTTCATGGAAATTTTGGACACAGCGCCATTTAAAGCTTTTCCAAGTGAACTACCAAGCTTATCCCAACCAGTTACACCAGCGCCGTCCTCTTCTGACATACGTTTTACAAATCCAGATAGCATTTTCCAGGAAATCATAAACTTATTTCCAAGCAATTCACCCAGATTAGTCCAGTTGATTTCATCCAGTGCGCCGATTAACCCATCACCAATATTTCTGCCGATTAATCCAAAATCAATACCGCCATCACCAATAAGCTGATTAAGAGTATTTACAGCTGTGTTGATTCCCGTCCCGATAGTTCTTCCAAGCAAGTCAAAATCAAGTCTGGTATTTAATGAATTGAATGCTCTTGTAAATGCGTCTGTAAACTCAGTTATTTTCGGGGCAACATTTTTCCAGTTAATAACCTCATACACCTTGCTCATTCCGAGATTAAGCATATCGGCAATAGTAGTTCCTACACCCTCCCAGTCTTTCGCCAGGAATGCTTTTCTAATTTTGGAAGCCCATTTGTTAATAGGTGTTTCATCGACAGTCAAAACTTCGTCCAAGGAATCTTGTATTCCTGCAAAGCTATCAGCCAAATCGCCAAGTCCAGAACCAAGGCTTTTAGATGCAGTCCCGGAATCGTTTGAGTTATCAGCAAGCTGATTTAATTGGTCGAATGGTAATACAGAAAGTGCCTTTTTCAGCTTCTTTGCAGATGATGTAGCGTCATCCAATCCAGAAGAAGCATCATCCACAGCCGTTTCAATTCCACCCAGATCAGATACAACATCACTAACACCAGTCTGTGAACCTTTAAGCTTCTTTCCCATCAAAACATACATAAAGTTGCGGAATACATTTGCAGCTTGCATAAGCTTTGACATAAGGGCATTGATAGCCTGGATAGCAGGAAGAATGCCAGCAATTACTCCTTGTCCGATCACTGCAGAAAGAGACTGAAAATTAAGGGTAAGCAATCTAACTTGGTTCGCCCATGTTCCGGATGTACGAGCAAAATCTCCCTGCATATCGCTAGTTACGGACATTAAGTAATTGTATCTGATGGTTGCTTTTTCAGCCTGTGTCATAGCATTATAGGAAGTTGTGATTCCCTGTGAAAGGGCATATGCTTCCATATTTGCCACAGACATATTGATACCAAGTTGTCTTAACGGTTCAATTTCTCCAGATATTCCAGCCCTAATTTTTTGGAATGCTACATCCGTGTCTAAGTTAAAGAATGAAGCCATATCTCCTGCAAGACCAGCTAAAGTAATTGACATATCAGAAGCTGCGTTTTGTGCAACGCCTGATGATTTCAGCATAGCCATCATGGTTCCAGAATAGGTTTTTGCCGCCAATTCTGATAATCCAAATTGTTCTTTTGCTGTGGATGCAAATTGATAAGCTTTATCAGACATGCTGCCAAACGCAACATCTACAACGTTTTCAACCTCTGTAATTTGAGAGCCTAAATCAACTGCGCTTCTTCCAAAGTCAACAAGACCTTGGATTGTCTTAAATCCAATTGCAGTTTTAAAGAGTGCGCTCAGATTAAAGGATGCAGTTTTCAGTCCAGAGCTACCGCTTCCAAGACGCTGAAACCCACCAATGATAGTTTTTATGCCACCACCAATTTTAGAAGCAGTTTTACTTACAAGATTTCCAAGACTCAATGTACCAGATGATAATTTTGAAAAAGCACTGGATATGGAATTTGTTGCAGTATTCACCTTGCCGCCAGCACTTGCCAACTGCGCCAGTGCTTCCGTCATGCGGATGGTATTCTCACTGATTTTTGGAGCATTTTCCATTACTTTGAAAAACTTCTTTGTTTCTTGCGCCAGATTTTGCAATTGTCCAGCGGTCTGGCTAGTCTTGTTTCCAGCACTTGCCAGTCTTCCGATGGATTGTACAAATAAATTAGTTGGTTCGGAAACATCCCCCACTCTGGACAGCGTTTTTATCACAGATTTTAATTGTTTTCCAAGCCCAGGAAGTGCAACTTCTACCTGTTTTGCCTTATCACCAGCATTTACAAGTTTTTGCAAAGAAGAAACAAAACGGTTGGTGCTGGAATATACATCTGGGAGATCAGAAAAGCTTTTCATGGAATTTGCAATTTTATCCAAAGTGGTTGTGTCAAAATTATCCGTTTTGACTTCCATTAGCCTTTTGACTGCATTAATTCCTTGGATTACTTTTGAACCACTAAAATCAACAGTATTAAGAACAGACATAGAGTGTGCCACTTTCTGTATACTGTTAATTGTTTGCTGTGCATTTGAAGAATCAACTTTTCCAAGCTTTTCAATAGCTTTTGTTACTGAATTAATATTTTTAGTATCTATTTTGGGTACAGAAATATTCTGTAAACCGCTGATAGACAATAAACCAGACGCAAAATCTTTAAGTGATTTCCCGCTTCCATCCAATGCTGAAAAATTTACACGTGATATGCTGGTGAGTTGCTTTGTAAGACCACCAAGATTAGGTAAGGAAACTCTAACACCATTTAATGTTTTTATGGATGCAGATACTCTTCCTATTTCTCTGGCATAATGGCGCAATCCACCTGTATTCAGATTCTTAAATGAACTGTTTACGTTCAAAAGTTTTCTTGATAAGTTCTCAAGTGACCGAACAGCTTTTGCCGTACTACTTCTAACCTGTAAATCAAGGGTATCAATGGTGTTATCCGCCATTTTCAATTTCCCTCCTTTTTGCATAAAAAAATAAAGGGCAGACAAGACTAATCATCCTGCCTGCCCTCTTCGTTACCTATCTCGTCAAGTTTCGCATTTGCTTGTTTTACAAGAAGCTCAAAGTATCTTTCTTCTTGCTTTAATTCCTCTTCTGTTTTTTCATCATAAATCTTTTCTGGAAGCAATTCTTTTTTATCATCACTTCCAAATGGCTTTTTGGGGTATGAAGCCTTGGAAGAAAGTGCACTTGCTATAGCAATTTGAACATACGCACCAGAAACCCAGGATTGATAATCAATCAATTTGCTCTTCTGATTAATTTCATCTTCTTTTTGGTTTCTCCAAGCTTTTAATCGAAGTTGAAACTCTTTTATGGTGCAATGCAAAAAATCACGTTTACTCATGCCAATTCTTACAGCTTCTGGATAAAGTTCACCCCAAATTACTTCTCGGTAGCTTTTTTCTGCGGATTTACTGATTTCTTCTTTGTTTTGGAACTCTTGAACACTTCGTCCAGAAATGTCCCGATTCCGGTCAGATTGAAAAAATCATCTTCCTCCATCTGTTCAATGCAAAGTTCAAGAACTCCGTAGAAATTTCCAGTTTCATCACCAGAATGTTCGCGAAGATAACTTGCAAGAAGTCTTTTAGCTGCCGCAATGTTCGGAACTTTCCCATCTCCATCTGGATGATCTCCGTGATGTTCCATGAGTCCGGCATAAAATACTGTAAGTGTAGTCTGTGGAATATTGGAAACTCCGGCTATAATTTTAGAAACATCTTTTTCTTCAGATGCCAGTGCGAGTGAAGAAAATAATTCAGCTGTTCCCTTAACACAATCAGCATATAGAGATGCCTCAATTGTGTATTCTAGTTTATAGTCATTTCCACCAATAGTTAATGTTTTATACATGGTCTATCCTCCCAATAATAATTACTCTTCCTCTGTTGGCTTAATCGCGGTATCAGCACCAACATACTCATTGATAGTCAGAGACATGGAAACTGTAAGAAGTCCGTTCTGGTCTCTGGCTGGTTTTGGAATCTTTGTTGGTGGCTCAATTTTGGTAAAAAATGCCTTTTGAAGAGAAGGGAAATACTCTTCATACCACATTGATAAGCCAGATTCCTTTCCAGTTTTGTATGCAGCAATAAGTTTTTCCCACTCATCAATTGTTTCGTCTGTAACGTTTACTGTTACATTGAATGTTCCACCTGTAGAACCACGTCCAGCAATTGTTCTTTCAATTTCGTCTTCCAGTGCAGACGCATCAATCGTCTCTACATCAATGGTAATTTCGTCAGAAGCGTTGATTCTGTGAAGCATTATAAATTTTGCAGGCTTAGTACCAGCCACTGTTTCAACGGCATATCCAGTAAGAGAACCAACTGTAGATACACCAGCAATATTGCCTTTTTCTGCCATTGCTATATCTCCTTTTCTTTCTATCAAACTATAAACTGGCTCTATGACTCTCTTGCACGTAACCCAGTGCCGGGAGATAGCGGATCACCGCCTTTCTACTCTTCTTTGTCTGTTTTCAGTTCTGGTAATCCTGCTACAGATGTAAGCAGTGATAAAAAACCAGAAAGCAAAGATGCGGATAAAACCATTTTCCAATCAACGCTGCCAATCACAGTTGCTGTACCGATGGTTGCCACCGCTGTTTGAGCAACTGTTTTTACAGCTCTAATTCCTGCTGCTTTCAGCCAAAGTAATTTATCTGCTTTCATTCGGCATTCTCCTTTCATATTTTTGGGTAAAAAAATAGAAGCATTTCTGCTCCTAATCTAATAAAGTTCCTGTATATATCCGGCTGTATCGGCTTACAAGCTTTTTGATTCCACTGTCACCAAAAAACATAGGTTCCGGGCCATATGTACGACGGAATCCCATGTTCACCATAGCTTTGTGACTTATCTTGTCCAATTCATACACTCTGGTTAATGCTTTGCTACCAGATGTGAAGCAATTTACTTGAAATGATGGCATTGTTGCACATTCATCCCCTTCAAGGTCGCCTCTTGTAATTGGATTTCCAAGCATATAAAGCTGTGCATATGCCTTTTTACCAGAAGCATTTGTTTCACTTCCGTCCATGGAATAATTATCTTTGCCAGTAATATCAGAAACAGCCGCTCCCCATTTTGAAAAAACTTCCAGTACAGGGGATTCTATTGTGTCTGGCATATCTGTCACCTCACAATAAAAAATGCGCCCACTTTTAAAGTGAACGCATTGCATTTTATGCTACAATTTAACACTGTAATGATACCATAATTAATTGGTATCATTCAGTATATTATGGTATCTTCTTTAGGAAGAGAATACCTCTTTGGCAATTTTGCGGATATTCTGAATGATTTCTACACTTGCCTTATACATTGGCATTGTGGCTTCTGTACCGTGAGAGCGAACCCATTCACCAGAATCAGATACATATACCCAGGAATCGTTTTTTCCTTTTCCTTGTCCGTAAGAGCCGATTGTATAACCAAATTCTTCTCCTTTTGGATGCGGACTAGAACCGGCTGCACCATTGTAGTGAATACCTGCACCGAACTCTATAAACAAAAGGTCTATTCCTTCACATATTAAGTGGGCTTCTGCATAGTCCCCAAAACTGTTAATTTTGATGTAAGTATTGTGGTTCTTATCGGAATCGCCTTGTGCTGCCAAAATATTTTGGTCAATAACTGGAATCCCTAATTCACATAATCTTTTTATGAAAATTTCATTTTTGTTCCTTAAAGATTTTTGATATTTTTTTATTTCATCAATAGCATTCCGGATTGATTTCTGTGATAAGGTACACTTTATTGTCTTACCCATCTTCGTTTCCCTTCTTAGAAATTCCGTATCTGGCAATATTGCCTTTTTGTGTGTCTAAAATCTTCTTTAGTGTGTAGTCTGGCAATACTGTGGGTTCTCCATCTTCGTCCAAAATAAGGCTTCCATCCTCGCTTATTTGTGGGATTCTGTCTATCCAAAATATATCTGCTTCCTGTGGATGGAAATTTCGATTAAAGCTTGTAATGTATCTGTCATAATCTGGCACTATTCCAGCTGCGATTTCTTCTGGCGTTCCAGCTGTGGATGATACGGAAAAAGAGAACAGAACTGGTTTCTCATAAACTTTAATACGGTCTAATCCTTCTGTTTTTTCGGTTATTCGTGACCAATATACTTTTTGCTTTTGACGGACTAATCCTCTCATATTTCCTCTCTTTCTTCAATTTGGTTGCTTAACTAAAGTTTCCATTAGTTAATATGTCCAATTTCTATTGCTTCCAGCACCAATACGAATAAGTGCAACTGATCTTTTTTTCACATTTACACAAATTACATCAAACGCTGTATCTGTCGTAGTACCTGACACACGGTTCACAATGCCGTTATCGTTGTAATTTGCACAGCAATCACTTACGAAGTAGGTGACGCCGTTTACAACGTGCATATAATCCATGTGCTGGTGTCCGCACGCAAAGTAACAGACTGCATGCGTGGTATCGGTATAATCTTCATTGATTTTGACATTCCCAAATGTGGTACTAATATTTTCTGAAAATGTAGTTTTTTCTTGGAGTGCGCTTATCCAATCCACAAGATACTGATACTTAGCATCAGATATAGTTCCATCTTTTTCAAAGACGTTCCAGTGCATATAGAATGCAAAATGATAGTCTGTTGGTGTGCTTCTTATAGTGTCTCTAAGCCATTCAACAAACCAGCTCTTATCTGTATCTGTGTAGTCGATTATAATGTGTCTAATCATTCCAACATTATCATCATAATAATAATAATGTTTTCTCGTTGAGATCCGCAAAGGTGATAAGTTTATCTGGTAATTTAATGCTTTCGCAATCATAACCATGTTTGTTCCCCACACATCACTATCAGAGATAATAAAGTCATGATTTCCTATGACATAAATCATTTTTTCGCCAAAAACAGAAAATGTCTTGTTCATCACTTCGCGCAAATCCGATATAAGATTTTCTTTTGTCCCCAATGTTCGCACATTATCTCCACAGTTAATCAGCATTTTTGCGTTGGTCAATGCTCTGATTCGCTCAATTAGCGGCAAAAAAGTCCACGTGTTGGCGGGGGCATGAATATCAGTTACAAAAATATATCCAACGCCATAATAATCTTGACCCTCATCTTTGGCAATCGCGGAATTGATTTCATTTATTTTAACATCAAGATGATTTATATAATAGCTCGGAAGAGTATATTTATATTTTCTGTTTGTCAAACTGCGGACGCCAAGAGAGCCGTTCTTGTTGGAATTTATTAATGCTTTTACTGATCCTTCAGGTGCTTTTGCTCTGTAGTCAATATAATTCTTCCATTCTGCTTGGTTAATGTAAGATTCTATTATATTATTATTTTTGTCTACAAACGCAATTCCAATCCATTTATTTCCTATTTGCAATTCAAAAGAATACAACTCGTTTGGCTTTACCGAAACTTCTATGCACTTCATGTAACTCGATTCTGTTTTTTGCATAGGATTGCCATTCCATCCATATCCTTCATATCGGATTTCGGCAAGTTTTCCATCAAAATCATACCCATTTTTATAATAGATTCCTAAATCTTCCTTTAGCGAACCAATAGCTTCTCCCGTTGCTTTTGCTTCTGCAAGCCCACCTTCTATGGTCAATGTAGTGTCTGGCTGTGATACACTCTGGATGTCCTTAATAGCTTGTTCTTTTGCGGAATTTACATTTTGAACAGCTTCCGCAGATGTGTTTTTAGTAAGCTCCAAAAGCTGATTTATAACATCTTTTTCTTCCTGTCCTATCTGTGGTTGATCAATCTCGATACCCTCTAGCACTGGTACTTCCGCTATTGTGGTATTCCATTCAACACTAATATTTGAATCGGAATCCGTTTTAACAGCGCAAACAATAAAACGTACCGTTCCCATATACCTTGCTGCATTTCTTCCAATCAACCAAGAAAAAGTTACATTTTCGCCATCTACAGCTACATCATCACAAATGTATTGGTCTTTGATAGAAACATTAAAATCCACACTGCTTACGTTTTCAAAGTTAATTCTGACTGAAAATTTGGATAAATCAAGATTATCTCCTACAATTTTTGGACATGAAAATTTAATACGTTCTGCATTCTTGTCAGATTGCACCCCACCAACTACGATTGTAGAGGGCACGAAAATAGTCCTTGTCTTAGCAACAATCGTGCATATATCGGATTCTTCAGAAAGCAAATTAACATCTTCTTTTGCGCTCATAAGTAAATCAAGTGCTGTTGCCATATTCTACCCCCTCTGTGATACTTTGGTTTTACCAGTAGTTATAATGTATTTTCCGTTATCTTTCACTCCGGTAACAGATACAGAAAAATAATCCCAAGTAAGGGCTTCTGGCGGAATTTCACATTGATTGTTTTTCAGTATTACTGGGTATTCTCTTTCCATTCTCCAAAATGAAGCAGCTGTTTTACATCCGTTCCACTCTGTTGAAAAGATAAACAATGCTTTAAGATATCCAGTCGTGCCCTTTACCAGTCCAGAGAAATCACACTTGGGATCTGGATAAATTCTTTGATTATTTACAATAAATCTTAATACTCTCATGCAGTCATCCTTTCCATTCCAACAGGGGCTACATATGTAAATTGGTTTCCCAAAATATCTCTGGCTGTGCCAATTACGAAATGGCTGTAGTCTGCCAGAATATTGCATACAAATTCCTCTGCATCAACCCAATATTGTTTTTTAATCATACGGTGAAGCTCTGGCAGTAGACCGTAGCTGAACATCACACAATGCCCTAATTCGTGGATAAATACACGGTTCATAAGTTCTCCATGTAGGTTATTTGCAATCGAAATAACACCAGTAGAATAATCAGATACAGCAAGTGTTCTATTTCCAGTGCGGTCAATTAACACGTTATCGTGTGGGGATACGAACTGTACTCTCCATAGGTCACCGTTCATGTAAAATTGTCTTAGCATGGCTTATCACCATCCTTTTCTCAACTAAAAAGCCCCTGCCGCACTACTGCAACAAGGGCTTAATCAATATTGTAATCATGTCATTTGCTGAACCAAACGGCTCAGGTCAGTTTTCATCTGCTGTCTGAGCGTTGCATCTGCATCCGACCACATTTCCGTAAGGTTACGAATAATATCTGACGTGTATTCTTTCATGGAATCATCCATTTTTCTCTTGGATTCAGAATCCTTAGAATCATGATAGTGCCTACGATTCTCATCGTATCTATCATAGGATTCGCCATATCTGGACTTCTTCCAATTCATATTCATACCATCATTTTCCATATCACTACGATCTGGATGATATCCCATGCGGTACATATTGTGCTCAAATTCTGGATTGTTTAAATACTCATCCATCCAGTCATCATCCTGCATATACAGATACGGTCTATATCCTTTTCTGGTTCCCCTACCTTTTGGAGCGAAACGCCCATTTGAATAGCGGTAACGGTCATATCCCATGCGTCCAAGATACTTTTCTTCCTGTTCGCATTCATCCATAGCTTCCACAATACGATAATCTTTATCAGCGCAAATCGCACATTTTACTGCTTCCATGCAGTCTTTCAAATCGTCCCAGTCTTGAGCACTAAGATTATCAAAGCCATGTGTTTTGGCTTTTTCCATAGCCCATTTTCCCATTTCCATTGCAACTTTATGCATTACAGTGCCCCCTTTCTAACAGCCTGCGTAACAGGTGCTTCTGTCGTTGGGGCTGTACCATTAATTGCTTTCAAATTGTTGCTCGGACTACAAGCCGGATTTCCTAACATCTTGAATACTCCGCCAGTTGCACTTGTAGCTACTCTGGTTGCGTACTTCGTTCTGGTTCTTATTCCACAAGCCGTAATCTGTGCGCAGCAACGATTTTCTAGCGGATACAAAGTTGTTCCTGTTCCTATCTGAATCATTACCGGAGCAGTAATTGTAGTGGCTTCTGGTATACTTTGTGCAACAACAATACAATATTTCTCTCCATTGTTGTAACTGCCTGCTGGGAGTGTGATTACAAGATTACCTCCTGTAAACGCAACAGCTTGGCTTATTACAAGACGGTTGCAGAGCTTACAAACATTTTTACAACTCATATTTCTACCTCTCAATCAAAATAAGAGGTGAGCCGCAACCCACCTCTTAGAATTTAGTCAACCTCTAAGGGTGAGTTACTTAGCAACAACCGTTACCATATGTATTACATCCTGCGTATGCATATGGAGCTGGAACCTGGAATGCAGGAATCGGAGCCGGGTTGATTGCATTGATTAATCTCTGAGCCTGTGCATACATCTCTGTTGTAAGCAATGCAGACTGGCGATCCTGGGATGCAGCACGTTTCAGATCAGAGTTCTCTGCCTGTAATGTTGCAATCTTATCGTTAGTCAGGAAGTCAAGGATTGCTCTTGTGTTGCTGTTCTGATTTTCCAGAAGGTCTCTGGTGTTGTTGTTCATTGTGTTCTGGAGAGCACAAGTGTTGGTAGCAAGGTTGTAGTTGATACCCTGTATAGCTTCTCTTGTTTCACAACAGCAGCTTGCAAGTTGAGACTGTAAAGCATTTGTATTCTGCATACCGGCTACAGTATCAGCATTGATTGCCTGCTGAACGCCGTTGAAGCCTTGAAGCATTCCGACATTCATACCATTAAAGCCACTCTGCATGGTATTGTTAAGAGAATATGTGCTGTCACAGATACCCTGCTGAATACCTCTGATACCATTTTGAATATCATTAAGGGCGAATTCCTCATTAATATCTGAACGGGTAGCCCATCCTTGGAAGCCGGCACCGTTCGCACCGTTTCCACCGTTACCACCAAAGCCGCCGCCCCAGCCGCCAAAACCTCCCCAGCCGAAGATTGCGAAGATCAGGACGAGCCAGATAAGTGAAAAGCCATCACCGCCCCACATATCATTGGCACGGTTATTAGAGCCTGTAGCAGCTGCAATGTCGCTAAGGCTGTAATTTGAACCATTCATCATGTTTTTAGTCTCCTTAAATTTTATTTACAATAGGAGACATCCGCGGCTGTCGTCCCAAATTGTAGCGATTCTTAATCACCCAATTATGGGGAAGTGTTATAATCCAAGGAATTTCTGTATAATTCCATCTGGAGATAAATGCTTTTCTTCAAAAACATTCTGTTGGATTTGATGCAATTGACTTGCGTCACCTTTTTTATATAAATCCAACGCATTTTTTAATGTTGGATTATTTCCTGCAAATTTGCTCATATCGTTCATCATGTTATCAACACTTCCGAACCTCTGAGTAATCATTTTCTCAAATTGCTTTTTCATCATGGCGTTTGGACTAAAATTCATCTCTGTTTACCTCCATTCTGCTTGGGCTCCGGTGTTCCCGATATAAATGTCGGGAACATACTCTTTATTTCGGAAATCTCAGAACAAACATCGTTCCGAAGCTGATTAAACATAGCTTCTATGTCAATCGGTTTTTCTTCTGCCTTTGGTTGCTGTTGTTCTTCCGGATTTATAAGTCGATAAACAAAAATTCTACTTCTTCCATCTGCCTGTAATTGTTTTCTATATATTTCTGTTCCATCTGTTTTGGGATAATAAACAGGATTACCGGACATATCTACATCTTTTGCCTTTACAGTATCAATGCCATCAACCATCTGTCCTTGCAACATGGGGATTTGTGGCACTTGTGGCATTGGTTGTTGAATTTGTGCCTGTCCGTATGGCATTGCCTGCTGATAACTATTCTGCAATTGTGCTAATCTATCTTGATACGGCTGTATTTGTTGAAATGGTTGCGCAAAATACGGATTACCATACTGCATATCTCAAACCTCCCTTGTTTTTATAACTATATTTTACAATAATAAGAGGTTAATTAACACGCCATGATAACGCCATAAATGCGCCATTTCTATGAATACAAAGAAAAGCCCCGACAATACATCGGGGCAACTTTCATAATTTTCTTTTTTAATTTTCTATTTATGCGGTCTACGGTTCTTGTACTGTACCCCATGATTTCTGAAGCTTCTGCAAGCGTTTTTTCTTCATAAACACGCAATCGGAATAACTCCTTTTCTCTAGAATCAAATCCAGCTTCACGCAAATAGAAGATTCTTTCATCTTCTGAAAAGTCTTTATAATCATCCATTCCACTGTCCTCCCTGTTAGTGGAATCAATATTTACACCGGGAAAATGCCTTTTAGGGCAAAGCCTAAAACAATACCAATTATGCCAGTTATGACATAAGCAATTATTTTGTCCTGTAACTTTCCTGGTTTTTCCATGAGTGATTTTAAATTGTCGTTCATTTCGTCAACTGTATCCTTAATGTGTCCCAGGTCATTGTTGTATAAAGCAATTTTCTGTTCCAACGCATTGATACGATTAAAAAAGCCTTCATCCCTTTTGGAATGCTTTTCTTTCATCTCATGGACGGCACTTTCCAATTCTTTTAAGCGGTGTTCGTTGACGCACTCGTGTTCACATCCCATCGCTATTCCTTTCCATCACTCCCATTTTTAAGATATTGCTTCTACCCACCTAATTTGAAGCACCCCTGCGATACGTGGGAGGATTGACGTATCACGCACACACCATCTTAGAATCCGATAAATGGAAAAACTCCATGATTTACATAGATTTCAGTTTCGGAATCCCAGCTTCTATTCACAGAGGATTCGGAATGTGATCCTTGAAACTCAGCTCCCTGCTTTACTAGAAAGAAAAGAGCCAAATCAAATATGCAGTCATAGCATTTCTCCATATCGGAATTTATTTTCTCATCACTGTAAGATGAAGGATAATTCCTTTTCTTCTTAAATGAACGAATAGCCCTCTTTGCTGAAAGAGGAATCATCCTCGCAGTTTCTTCATCATCTTCAAGATAATTTGTCAAGTCCTCTATAAGCTGTTCGTCCATTTAATCACCTACCTTTGCTGAGATAAAATCTCTGATATTATTCCAGCCTTATTAGTTGCTGTCAGGGCATAGCCGTTATCACTTGCGAGTTGTCTTAACTGAGATACAGTCATATTAGACAACTCGCTTTCTGTATACTTATGTATTGATTCATTGTAAGCACTTGCTACAGATGGTGACTGGCTGTTTTCATCGAGACTATGCCCGGTTATTCCCCCGCTTTGGTACCGATCACGATACCGCCGTTAGCTTTCGGTGCGACCGGAACGAACATGCCGGATGCTTTTGTCCATACTGCAACTGGGTCTGGTGTAGCCCACATGGAAAGAGTAACAAAGGAACGATTCTCTTCCTGTATAAACTGTCTGTATTCAAGTTCTTCTGGAGTTACGCCCCAAAGACCAGAACCAAAGGAACCATTTGCATTTGCTTCATACAGAGTAAACACATCTTCTTTGAAGTATCTTCCTGTTTTCAGAGTTCCGTCTGCTTTTCTGTAACGATATTTTTCATCACAGCGATCAATTGTGAATCCGTACTCCTGCATAAGCAGATTTGTAAGCTCCTGTTTTGTCAGAAGACGTTTGTTTGCAGCTCCAAGAACTGCGGTCTGCATTGCAGTATTGTTCCGCATGTAATTAATCATCTTGAGAGAAGTAAGAGCTTTGTTTACCACATATCCGTTATTTTCTGCAATGGCTACCATCTTCTGGATATCGCCCATGATATCTGCGTCTGGCTTAGACCAATCAGTAAGTGTTACTTTTGCATCAGATGTAACGCCGTAATCAATGCTCATATCCACATGATTTTCCTTAATTTTTACAATACCAGTGGAAAGGAACTGGCCTTTCATTACATTCGCCCTTGCGACTACGCCCTCAAAAAGATTGGCTGCATCGTCAAATACAAATTTTTTGAGATTATTGTCATCCGGAACACCATTTTCGATTGCCTGCTGTAATCTCTCAGACTGATTGATTTTTCTCTTGATGAAAAGCTTCTCGGTCAATACCTTTTCAAAGCCAGGTCTGGAACCGATTTCTGCTTCGGTATCAAGTGCGTGAACAAAAGCTACCTCTGGCAGTCGCTGTCCAGCCATAAGTCTGTAATACTCTGCTTTCAGATACTGGGTCTTTGTATCTGGGAAAATGGTACCGAGGATGCCGGGTCTTTTTACATCAAAACTCTGGGAGAAATTAAGTCTCTCTTCCTCTGTGATTGTTTCTAATACATTAAATGGCATTTGTCATACCTCCTTAAAATACTGGGTCTTCTGTGACTACAAAAACAATTCCGGATTTTTCAAGTTCTGTTTTTGCAGTAGTGTCAACTGTTACTGGAAGTCTTTTTTCGAGAACACGTCCTGCGACAATCACAGAAATTGGTCTCTTGGTATCATCTGTCATATCAACATCTTCAAATACAATTCCGATTGCGCCTGTCGCATTTGTTGGATATACGGAACCTGCTTTAATAATTTTCTTATTTCCAACTGTTTCAGCATTTGTCTGATCTGCTGTGTAGGTTTTAAGTACAAGTCCAACCTCAGATTCAAGAATATTTGGAGTGGACTCATACTGCTCTGTTTTCATAAAAGCCATTATTTATATCTCCTTTACTTAAATATTTACAGGGGCGTTATCGTCCGCTGATTTGGTTTCCTGGTTCATTTTTGCTGAGTAAGCTTTTGCAAATTCAGAAGCATCACTTTTCACTGTAGGTTTGCCGCCGCTACCGCCGCCCGGATTCGGAGTGTTTTCCAATGCTTCCTTCTCCCAAGCTGCTTTTGCAGTATCAAGTGTCGCTTTATTTTCTGCGGAAATTCCATCAACAAAGGTCTGGGCTTCTTTAAGAGCATCATCCGCATTTATGTTGGAAAAAGCTTTGATCGCTCCGGCGTAAGCATCCCCTTTCATTCCTGCATTAGCAAAAATGGAAGTAATCTTTCCTACAAGGGCTTCTTTCTGGGACGTTGCAAGTGCAGATTCAAGGTCTGAAATTCTCTTCTCATTTGCCGCTTTTTCTTTCTGGCGTTCCAGTTCTGCTTTCTCGGCTTCCGTCATGTTCTGCTTTTTCAACTCTTCCAACTCTTTTTCCAGGGAATCTGCTTTTTCAGCTTTTTCCTTCAGAGAAACATTTTTGTCTTTCTCTTTCTTAGTTTCAGCAGAAATAGAATCAAGAAGCTTAGAAACCTGTTCCTCGGAAGGTTCTGCAACTCCCATACCAATAAGTGCCTGTTTTGCCTGTTCTCTTGTCATTGAAATCTCCTTTCTTCCAGTCCAATACGCTTTTTCAACACGGTTCGCTCCGCACATGGTCTGTACCCGATTTACGCTCACGGGCTGTTGCAATTTATTTGATTTTGGGTATTAAAAAAGAAGCCTTAGATTTCTCTAAAACTCCTTAAATAATCGAAATTTGGTTCATTCTTCGTTAGATGGAGAATTTGCCATTGGTTCTGTTTTTGACGGATTTTGAAACTTTCCGTCAAGTAATTGCTGTGCTTTCTGCATTTCCGCTTCCGGGTCTGCCAGTTCCGGGTAAATAGTTCCCAGATACGGTAAACTCATTTCGTAGACTTTCTGCGGATCACTAAATAAACCGCAGGTAATCAGCGCAATAAGCGGATGAATTTTATTTTTGAACAGATAATCAAGAGCCTGTGCTTTTACAAGCATATTGTCTGTTGGGTTTCTGGTTATCTTTACATCAAAATCTCGGGTTGAGATATTAACATCATTTGATGTACCACGGATAATATTCAGAATAATTCTGGCAGATTCCTTTTCAGCTTCCTTGGTGAATGCTTCTACCAATTTTGCATCTCTCTCTGCGAAATCCCATCCATTACGAAGGTATACAGCGTTTCCTGTATCCCCTCCGCTGTTGCTCTGTCGGTTTGGCATTGCTTCCACAATCAGCATGTTATTGTAGATATCATCCTTTGCAACCTGGCTCTCTGATTGATTCAATTCAGCGGTCATCAGTTCAACATCCGACTGACAGCCATTTCCAGTATCTTTTACAGAGATGGCACCAAGTTTTACCATTTTCAAAAACTCGTTTTCATCTACCTCGCAGTTCTTGAACTTCATAAAGGCTTGCACAAACTGTTCAACGCCATTTAATCTATCAGACTGGTATTTGTTGATTGCATCAAATAATGTAATTGCAATTTCAACGTCCGAAAGCCTGTCATGATTATTTGGACATTCGACAATAGGAATTCCTCCAAAACCGTTGATGCCATATTCGGTTACTTTTCCATTCGTGATTTTGAAAAACTGGTTCTTTGAATAGCATAAGTAGTATTGTTGCTCATCTTCATCCTTCAAAATCTGAACGGACAGCATTGGTTTTCCGTTCCTCTGCGAATATACAATGTAACAATCACCAGGATACGGAATAAAGATTCTAAACGGCGGTAAATCTCCGTTTTCTGTCCAGTCCTCTTCTTTCAGAATAGCCTTATAAGAAGTTCCTGTTGCACTTTGGTATATTGCCCTTTGGATGTTTCTTGCATCTGCATTGGCTTCATCCAGATAATCATTTAGAAGGTCAACTTGCTCATTTATTTTTTTATCTGCTTTTTTCTTTTTACATACATATTGGATTGGTTCCCCGCAAATCTGTCCAGCTTTAAATTTTACAGTTTCAAATGCGTGATTTTCAACCACTCTGTTATTGACTTCTGGACGGACTATTTTGTTTCGGTATAATATCGGCTGATCGCCTTTCATGTACCGATACAAGTAATCAATCAATGTTCGATTTCTATTATGTATGCCAATTGTATCTGATACTACTTTTACTACATTTTGCGGAGTGATTCGGTCAACGCCTGTGTAGGCTACTTTTCGCCCGAACTCACCTCGGCATAAATCTACAAAATTCATTGTGTTTCTCACGAGCCGAACCATCCTTTCTGCAAAATAAAAAGCACTGGATATTTTAATCCAATGCTCTACTTTATATTTTACACATATTAAAAGTATCTTTCAGTATACTTCAGTATCATTTTTCAAAACCTTTTATCTTTTTTATTTCTGCTATGGCTTTTAAATGCTTTTTTTTAATGTGAATCTCTGAATAACCCATCTCGTCTGCAATGCGAACCAAAGATTTGTACTCAACATAGTGCTTAAATAGTATGTCATATAGTAATGGATCTTCAACCTGTTCTATAGTTCGAACTATTTCTTGTCTTTTTTGTAAAAATTCAGATATCATTTCTGAAATCTCTTCTCGCAGATCAAATATCTTTGCAATCATATCCCCCATCGGATCACGTTTTACAGAAGTTTGTACCTTTTCCCCGACTGGAATTGCAGATACACTTGTGGAAAGAGAACTGAGCTGTTCTTCTTCGATAAGCTTATTTTTGATTCTGTTATCATAATTTTCAATCTGTCGTAAATATTGAGCTGTAGTCATCATATTCTATCTCCTTCCCCACATAAAATTTTTGGTTGCTTTTACTTCTGCAAATCTTTTGCCAGCAAGTGTTATTGCAAGCTGTGTAACTCCATCTGCGGCGTCATCATGCTCATTATCGCCAATATATACAAAGGTCGTTAATTCATCCATAGCCTTTTGATACTGCTTGTCTTGATATTTCGGAGCCAAAAATATGAAATTCTGCTTAACATCCCCGGAATATTGATTTATTTTTTCTTTTTTTGCTTGTTTTGAAGGTGCTTTTGTACTTGTCGTGCTGCAAGCGTATTTATGTTCTTTCAAGCGTTCATTTACATAATAGGCATACATATCTCCACCATTATTTGCTTCAAAATTGATGGATTGAATATTATTTCCCATGATTCTTCCAACAACTAATGGCAATGTTCCTTCTTTTGGTGCTGTGCTAAAAATCCAATCATAAATATATACATCTCCATTTTCGTATTCTGCACCCACTGGCATTGATAAGCTATCGCCACCACCCCACGCAACATCGCAAGCAGAAACATTTTTAACAAATCCACCTTCTGGGAGAACGCCGTTATAATATCTCAATTCATCAGCTGCAAACACAATTCCTTCACGCAAGAAGGGCTTTTGCTGATATTTGGCTTCCCATTCGTTAGCGTCTAACCTAGCTTTCATATCAACATAATATTTTGTTGAAAATCCAACGCCATATTCATAATCGAAATTGGATTCACCATCATCATTCAAAGCTGGAATTTTTCTAAACCGATACATTGGATTATCCCGATTTAGCTTCTCGATTTTTCCAAGAGGGTCATATAAATTCCATCTGGTTCCAACCATAAGTTCTCTTGCACCATCAATCTTACGGTCAACCATCTTGTTCAGATATTCTTGATATGTATTTTCCAATCGGGTAGGGCTTAATGAATGTTGCCTATCTCTTACAAGGTCATCCACGTACAAATACCCATCAGAAGAAATATCAACGGCACCTGTCCAAGTACCTTCAATACCACGGCAAGTCATTGTTGCAAATCGGTCTGGCTTGTCCAGGTTTATTTCAAAATCATCAGCACTCTGTTTTTGAAGTTTCGATTGCGGAAAAATTTCACTGTAGTTGTATTCCTGTGTATTAATGAGGTTAAGAAGTTCTCCATAGAATCCTTTTGCCAGTTTTCCAGAATGACCGCCCATGGCACTATGGCTATTCGGTCTTTTCCCCATTATCCAAGACATAAAGAAAATACACATAGTAGATTTTCCAACACGGCTTGGAAGCGATAAACCATAAAACTCTATTTTTCTTTCTTCCAAATCCTGTAAGTCTTGGGCTACCACATGTAGTGTTTTTCTTCGTGGAATATAAAATTTCTTGCTGCCTGGTCTGTTTTTTTCCATATAAAGCAAGTAACTTTCAAATAAATGTGGTGCTTCCAGTAACAAATACTGCCAGTAGATATCGTCAAAGTCACCACTACCAGTTAATGCAGCACACTTCTCTGCTATGTTATGTGAGTATTGACTTACTTTCATAGCCATTTTCCGTGCTTCTTGGTTCTTGTTGAAAGGAAGGTCAATATTCATGTTCAAGAGCAAATCAAGGCAATCTTTTTGGTTCTGATAGATTGTCATATCACTACTGATAATCTGATTCAGTACTGCCCGATACCATTCAATCGAGCCTTCTGTAATTTTTCCCATAAAAATAGAGCCAGACCTCCTTTCTTTTTAGGATTTAGTCTGGCTCTCATGTGGCTCTCTTGACTGTTTTACTTATTATTCAGCATTCTCATCAGCTGTCATATCTCTTGTATCTACGATTGTAGAAATGTTACCTCCTTGAATCTTTGGTACTTCACCATTCCATTTATCAATCTTCTGTTTTTCAATCAGTTCGGGAGTAAGAGATTCTGCGATTTTTCTATTTGCTTCTGCTTCAGCTTCTGCTTTAATCTTAATAGCTTCAGCTTTACCTTCTGCATCAATTTTGGCCTGTTCCGCTTGGATAGATGCTTTCTCCTTTTCCTGTTCAGCAGCAATCAGTGCAACTTCTTTATCTTTATCAGCTTGTACTTTGGCTGTTTTAGCTTCAATGTTAGCAAGTTCTAATTCTTGCTGTGCATTTACCTTCTTTTGGATTGCAGCCTGTGTTTCATCATCAGTGGAAATGGAAGTAAAGTTTACTGTATCAATAATAATTCCGTATGGCTCAAACTTCTGCTTAAGATATTCGTCAAGTGCTTCATTCAGTTCCTGGCGTTTATCACCGAAAACATCTGTTACTGGATACTTCGCAGTTACTTCCTGCGTCCATGCTTTCATCTTTGGTTTAATAAAGGTATTCTTCACGGATTCACCGGATTGTCCTTTGAACTGAGTAAATACATCAGTTACTCTGCTCTGATCGAATTTATAAGAAAATTCAAGGTCGACTTGAAGCGATTTTCCATCTGCCGTTGGTGTCTTGAAACTTTCATCTTTTGGAGAATCGCCCTTATCCTCAGATGTAAGATAAGACTGCTCGATTCCAACGGAATACAGTGAAGTTTTTACTGTAGGTGAAATCAAATGCCATCCCTGTGTAAGTACATTCTTAGAGATTCCTCCGTTCATTTTGTACTCTACCGCAATGTAACCAGCCGGAACTCTCACACTGCACTTTGCAACACATATAAGTCCTGCAATGATTACAACAGCTAATCCAATTCCACCTAAAAGTCCTTTTTTCATTTATTATCCTCCTCTTTTTGACTTTCGTCTTTATTTAACTCATCAATAGCATTTCTGCCAATGTGGTTCAATAATTTACCTAGTGGTTGAAATAATTTGTAAAGCAGGAACCATACTACTGCCGCTCCACATATCACTAGAAATATAAATACTGGATTCATTCAATCACCTAACTTTCTGCAAATTTCAATAAAATCTGGCTTACTAAGTTCTTTCAGCTTGTCAGCATACTTTGGAAATTCATGTGTATATATCGGATGACCTAAAAGTTTTTCTGCATATTCATATGCAAGTCGGCGATCATCTCCTACAAGCATACAAATTCCTGTGTAGGTTTCAACTACTACGGCTTCTTGTTTTGTCATACATATCCTTTCTTGATAAAATCATCTTCTTAATTCCGTAAAAATATTTTCAATTACTTTCCATTCTGCGAATACTGCCATAAACAGTAATGGTACTGCAGAAAATCCCCAATGATTTTCAATCATCATTTGTATTGTAGCTATTAAATAATCTGCTACACACTTGAATATAATAAAATTAGTGATTATCCAACATATCTTTCTGATTTTATTCATACATTCACCTCAAATTCTTTCTTACAGTTGCTTCCCTTGCATTTTAACTTCAAGTGCTGAATCTTCGTGTTAGGGCTAATCAGAAGCGCTTTCTTCTGGCAAAAAGGACAACAGGCGTATTTCACTCCATTGATATTCCTCAATAATGCCTGTCCATTCCACGGTTCGGGTGGGTTCATGTATTCAGAAAAATCTATTCCTTCGGATTCTAATGCTGACTTAATGCTCATTTATTTACCTTTCTATTTCTTTTATGCTTTATTGGTCTTCCCTCTTTGGCTGCCCTTTTTATCATTCGCCGCGCAACAGATTTAAAAACATTATCAAATTTCCGTTTCCCTTTTCTTCCAGCAATTTGTCTAAATTTTGGCTTTTTATTCATTTTTAAGCAGTTATTTGGTATTTTCTTAAAACCAATTTTCATGGCTTCTTCAATGCTTATTTTTTCTTGATCCATTAATTTTCCTCCGTTTCGGAATGCCATGCATTTTACGGAAATTGTTCTGGTTTATTCGATTTGGGGCAACTAGTGTCCAAAACAGTTCATCACTGAATTTACATTCAAATTTAATACTTAATGGTTTTCCTGTACTACAAAGTGTACCGTCCTCATTTCTGTGAAGAATACCATCTTCGATAACAGTATCATCCGAAATTAAAATCTCTGGTATTTCTTCAATCACTCCACCATTACATGTAAAGAAATGCTTTAATTCTTCCTTTTCACCCATATCAGCACATTCCTTTGTTTTTCCTTAAATTAGCGTATCGGTCAACCAATGTGTCAACAGTAACAGTTAACTCGTTGATTCTAATACAGTCATCCTGGTGGCGTTGTTCATACCATTCTATAGATGGATGACCAGTATCTACATTTTCAATTCCATCAATCGGAAGCTTCCAGTTATCATTTTCAAGAAGCTTTTGGTTAAGTGTCTCCGATAAAGCTTTATAGTCCAGGATTATATGCTGTTTTTTCTCGCATTCATCAGCCAAACGAACAACTTCATTTTTCAACTGTTCCTCTGTCCAGTTTGCCATATCCTCAAATTTCATATTTACCACCTCTGTCTTCGAAAATTGTTTCTTCCAAGCATAAATTTTTCAGCTGAAAAATTATCCTCTACATTAATATTTGCTTCACGGTCTTGCAACTCATATCCGTTTGGGGTTAATTCAAGTTTTGCAGTATATTCAGCGCCGCAATTGGTGCATTGCCATGTCACATTTAAAAAGAGTCCTTTTTCTATAAAAGTGTTTGTGAAATCGGCATTTTCACATTTCAATATTCCACCGCAAACAGGGCAATTGCGTTTATCAAGTAAATTTAGCATTCAAATTCCCTCCTCTCCCTGTGCTTCATCTGACAGGCAATCATTTTAGCTATGTTTTCACGTTCCTGTTTTATTCCATGCCCTTGACGGAATAACTCGCATTCAAGGATATTTCCGCAATGTGAGCATTCGTCTTTGATTTCTTTACCGCATATTTCCATCTTCTTTTCCTTCCCAAAACTCGCAACAGCACTCTGGTTCCGTAAAGTCTGCGCAATATTTGCTATCGCCATTGAAGCAAACTCATGTGAAGTCATCATGTCTTCTGCAATTCTTACAACTTTTTTCGTTCATAAATTACCTCGATTTAGAAAAATCCAGTGTGCCGACTTGAACGGCATAAATCTCCCAACGAGAAACACTGGAACTTTAATGGGGAAATGCAACTTCTGGCAATGGCAATTTGCCAGATAGAAACAACAGGAATCGAACCTGTGTCACATGATATTGAATATCATTGCTCTACCACTGAGCTATGTTTCTTTTTTCACCATAAAACGCTAAACTAGATGATTTTTTTAGAATCCCCGACTATCACTCCTCACGGGCATTGGTCTTATCTCTCTAAAAAGTTTTTGCACAAGATCGCTAGTGAGTTGCGTCTATATGCCTGCACGAACACACACAAACGCATCCGCATTTATGTGCAAGAACTAACAATAGCTATGCTAAAGTAAGATATCCTATCTACACCTGGTAGATGGAATTGCAGGAGACGGATTCGAACCGCCGTTCTCAAGGATATGAGCCTTGCGAGATTCCACTTCTCTATCCTGCCGGAACCCGGAAAAACCGGGTTAGCAATAGGTTTATCGTGTTATGCTTTCCACTATCTACAAGTTTTAGTGCTGTAGATTCACTGGATATTTTTATGCGTCTTAGAACGGCATCTCTTGAAAACTCCTTTTATTAACGTGCGCTGCGTTAATATTTTTAACTCCGAGATATACCAGCCGGGAAATCAGATCCATTTAGGCTACGCCGTATCGCACCTAAATCTACCCAATCCACACGCTCAACTGGAAGTTTTTTCCACCCATATTACGGATGAATGGCATTTAGAAGAAATGGAAGCTCTAGGATTCGAACCCAGGACTTACGGCTTATGAGGCCGTTGCTCTTACCGCTGAACTAAGCTTCCTGAGATACCAGAAATAAGCCCGCCATAGATTTATTTCTGGCACTGTTGCAGTTCTTGACCGCCAGCCGCAACAAAGGTTTTCTGAAACGCTTTTGGATTTCAGAAAGTCTTCCGGGACATTTGAAGCCCCTTTAATCAGCCCCGTTGGGCTAGAAGACCGAAGCGAAAGTTGTATGAAAAAAGAAAATTTTGCAATATTTATCATATTGCAAACGGGGCTAGTCGGATTCGAACCGACAAATATAGGAACCAAAATCCTATGCCTTAACCATTTGGCGATAGCCCATCAACCCCGGCGCACCATTAAGACCGGGGAAGTCGTGATATTAAGCTAAACAAGTATATAAATTTTCCGCTCTTACCGATTACTCTTTTCCAGGATGGAAATTTTCTTTTCCAAATATTTAATAATTCCTAGTATATTCATCAATAAGAGCTTCCGCTACTCTGGATGCCTCGACTTATCACTTTCATAGGCTTTCCCGAGCCTACATGGATTAAGCCGAAACGGTGCTTTTATGAATTTAACCCTTTCGATTAACTCAATCGGGATAATTCCAATTGGAATTGGTAAATACATGGGGATTACCTCTTATTCTGCAAAAATCCAATCCTCTGCTAACATATCTGCTTGAGATGCAAGCCATCCCATCTGTACGCCAGATGTTCCGACAAAAGCAATGGCTTTGTTTCCGATTGCATCATGCTCACAATTTACAATTTCATTATCAGCAGTCTTATATGAAATTCCAGTGGCAATCTGAATGTACTGTTTCTTTCCATTCCAGCCTTTACGAGACACTTTAAGTCCTCTTTTCAGATAGCGGATAGCGTCACCGAATCCAAATGTTGACTGACCACCAAGAACACCACAGTTATTCTCATCAGCAATCATCCAGTCATCTCTCTGTGTGTGCATAAAAGTGTATTCCACTCTCTGCATTTCACGGATATCAAGGACTTCTTCCTGTCCTTCGTCGGAATCTTTTGGTCTGCAATGAATCATAATCGTCTGTTTTTCATCGTCCCAGCGCCAGTAACCGTTCCATCCTGGAAGTTTCATTTTTGCTCCCTGTTTCATAAGTTTAAATGTTTCTGAAAATTTCAATTCTATATCCTCATTTACCTCGTGCAAATTAAGAAAATATTCAGTGCGAAACATATTTCTAAACAAATACAGAATAAAATCTGTATTACGCTTGTCTTTCCTTCTTCGTCCAGTATGGCTAAAGTACCGGCAAGAACCAGAACGAAAAATACAAGATTTACAGCTGTTCCGATTACATTAAGTGCATTCATTTTCTTTTTCCTCCCCAATTAAGAAGTCCAGAATTTTTTCTGCAATCTCTTCCTCTGGCTCAAATGGCATTCCACAGTAATTGTATGATTCTAAAGCCGATTTTAGGCTTGATTTGAAGCCATTGTAAATTTCTCCGTGTTGTAGTAATTCGTGCCTTAAAACTGAAATTGCATCAGCAATTGATTGAGAAGTGACACTAATTTGTGCCAAGCACTCCATCTCAATGTCTGGAACAGCCATCATTTTAAATTCAACCACTGGTATTTCATCTACTGCGGTATGAAAATTTACTGATTTCACTCTTGGAACTTCATTTCCATCAATAAAGCATTTTGTACCAAGCCAATCATAAGGGTTGGGGTTTGTGATTTTTACGACGCTCATCCTTCTTCCACCTCCCCGAAATATTTCTTGTAAAGCTTATGGTTGTAATACCACAGATGTTGCATCGCAAAAATTTTATCAATACATTCCAAACCATAATACATTACTCTGTACTCGGCGGTTCTGTCTCCGTTTTCATCAACACTATAACCAGCTAATTCAGATTTTGATTTTGCACCAAACCATCTGCCATTCTTTGTAACAAACAAAGAAAGATTACCGTATTCGCAAACATATGTGGCAGTTTGAGTATCATACAATCTTCCATCAGCTAATATTGCTTTTGCGTGAATTGGCTTTACGAGTTTCCGAATTGCCGGGGATTCCTGTCCAACATTTTCATATGCTTGTTTTGTTTCGGAAACGCCTTTTTTATTTTTTGAGAAAAATTTAAGCACGTCTTTTCCTCCCAAAATATTCATCAACTGCCTGTCTCACAATATCCGATACGCTCCTGTCTGTTCGGTTCTTCTCTTCCAGAAGCCTTTTTTTCTGTTTTTCGGAAAATCGGATACGGATTGATTCGGATTGTGGGTTTGGTTTCATGATCGCTTTTCCTTTCTTGGACGTCCTTCTGTCATTTTTGGAGTTTTTAGTGCTTCCTCAATAGACATTCCTTTGCACAAGTGTCTGTAATTAAAAGTCTCAACAGAAACTCCATATTGTTTGCAAACGTCAGATTTAGGAACCATTTTTCCATCATACAAAATTAATGCTGTTTTCTTTACATTTTCACGTTTTTTCCATTCGGATGTCGGTCTTTTATTCTTTTGTTGTTCCGCATTGGTTATCCACCTACAGTTATCTGGTTCATAATTTCCATTTACGTCTATTCGGTCAATAGTACATTGTCCAAATGGAGCGTTTTCATCATATCCATGTTCATAAGCCCAATCTCGAAAATTTGAATAATCGTGCCATTCTTCGCAAACTTTAATACCTCTTCCACCATAATTTCTATATTCTTCTGCATGATGAGATTCGCAACGACGTTTCATATCTTGCCAGACATGATATAGTCTTTCTTTGCTTCCACCGTGAATTTTGCAGAATTCATCATGGAAACATCCACAGCTTTTCGCTTTTTTAGAGATCAGTTCGACTGGCCTTATGTTTTTTATGTTTCCACAATCACAGCGGCACTTAAATCTTTTAATTTCTCCTGGTTCGTTCATGCCAATTACTGTAAGAAGCCCAAAACGTTTCCCGATATAGGATTCATCATACTTGATACATGAATAATGTTTCGTGCAACTTTGTTTCGTCCACTTTCCAGTTTCTACGTTATGAAAAGATATTTCCTTTTCTGCTCCGCATATAGTGCATGAAAGTTTTAATTTATCTGGCGATCCGTTTACTATTCCGATGACCTTATAATCACCATAAATTTTCCCTATTTCAGATTCTAAAAGGTCTTTTTTACTTTTTTGAATTTTTTCAAAAACCTTATTTTTTTCAGTAATTTTGCATTTTTTACAAGTTTTTATTAGTTCAGACCATTTATTTCTGCCACAAATCATGTCTCGATAAATTGTTTCACCACATTTAGTGCATTTTAATGTGACTTTCCTTATCCTTGTTCCCGGATGAAATGTTATATCAACAATTTCGTAATCGCCATTTATAGTTCCTACTTTGCTTTGAAAGTTGGCAATCATATTATTTGCAGTCTTTTCATCAATACCGTATGAAACTAGTTCTTCAACACTGTTCATCTTCGGATTCCTTTCTAGATCAAATAATTCATTATCAAGTCTCTAATAATTTGTGAAATACTTTTGCCAGAACGAAGAGATTCCTTTTCAAGAAGCATTCTCATATCATCATTTACTCGAACTCTTATTGAATCTCTCTTCGGGTCTGTAGTTGGCCTTCCTTTTGTCATATCATCATTCCTTATATATGTAGGACAAAACACAATAAGTTCTTTATTCGGGTTACTCATTCAGCCTGTAGAAGGTTTTATATATACCCCCTCCCGGTCATCCAGTACGGACGCTGGCAAGTCAGCCCGCCGCCCCATGGGAACCGCTGCCCTTGCCTGGTCGCTGTCTATCGGATGCCTTCGGCAGTGGTCAAGGAAATGTCAATGTCTTTAATATTTTATCTATACGACAAACACAGATTTGTCTTATAGATCTATTTATTTTTCTATACATTATGCACAATTATAATCGTTATTACTGTACATGTTGCACAACTTCATGTGCTTACTTCCTTTTGTCCGTCCATCATGTACATTTTTACTGCTTCTGTGTTCTTATGAGCTTTACAATTCCGGCTTTTCCATCTCTGGAAGTTGTAAAGCGGCTTTGTGCTTCTCTGCGATCTGCTGCGCGGTCTGCTGTGGTACGCCATACTGTTGTGTAGCTTGCACCGGTGCAGTTTCTGCCATGCCATAGGCGGCTTTTGCAACAAATATCAAATTCGCATTTGTTCCGGTCTGATTATGCAATCTATTGATTGCGCAGTTTTTACAAATATCGAACCATTTTTTAGCCGTGTCACCATGTGACGAGTTTGTTCTATACACTCCATTCATCCAGTCAGTAAACGTTGTACGATTAATCCCAACTAAAAAGCTAAATACTTCTAATGTTGGTAATACATGATATTTACTGCATAATCTCACATAAGTATTAAACATTTTATCTAATAGCTCTATATCATCATTACTTGGCTTTTGTATATGATCTGCAATATAAAAAATCATATCTACAAAGCTATCTGATACCTCTTTCTTATAGTTTTCGTTATCTGGTGATATACATAATACAGTATTTATATATTCATCAGCATATATATTAATATTATCTAAATAGATATCTACGTCTTGTATATTTACCGTATTATCTTTCATGTTATCACCTCACTTTAACACGTTAATTTATAAATAAAAAAAAGAGAATGTCACCAGGTAAAGCTTATTCCCGGAAAACTTCCGGGTGTTCGGGTACATTCTCTAAAACTTAAAACTTAAATAAAATATTCTGTTTTCTTTGTTGCTGATACCTTAGCACAGTTTTTAATATCTTGTCAAATTTAATTTTGCATAAAATAAAACCCTTTATTTTGTCACTAATTAATAAATAATATTTGTGGTATTATATTATAATCTTCATTTATATTTATATTATATATATTATTATACGGTACTGTATAGCATATCTTTTAATAAACTCTAGTCTTAGGAATCTATGGAGGGGTAAAAGATATTATTATATATAATATAATTAAGCATAATAAAAGCCAGACCTTACCGGGCTACAATGCCTGGTTGATCTGGCTTGTTAGGTGCTATTTTATTCTGTTCAGGTGCAAACGATTTTGCAATAACTACCCCTCCATGAGTTCCCGCGACCATCGTTGATAATAACGTTACTGTAAGTTTTCCAGAAAGTCAAGCCAAAAATAAAAAACATTTTTCTTGACAAAAATTTAAAACCTGTGCTATTAATATTTTAACAGCTTCGGCGGTGGGGCTGTTAACCCCTCAAACGTCGTTACGCCGCCACAAATAAGCATATTAAAAGCCCCGGGATAATTTCCTAGGGCTTTATTTTTTATAAAGACATTGATAAATATAACAATCTGTGATATTATAATGCTAGTCGCTACAGATGGATGCTTCTGCTAGTGGTATCTGGCAGCTATCCGCCGGGGCAAGGATTGAAATATTAGAGTTCTTCTTAAAAAAGGCTTTTAATAGCTTTTTAGTCGCTCCGGGTGGTTGCTCCCGAGAGTGGTTCTCAGTGGCGATCTACTGGGACAGGGATTGAAACATTAGTATTTTTTTTAATAAAAAAGGTATTCACATTTTATAATTTAGTGTGAATACCCTTTTTATTTGTTTATTTTTTGCTCTGCGTATGATATAATAGTATAAAATTATGGGGGAATACATATGGTAATGTTAAAAATGGAAAAATGGGAAAGTATTGTAAATGAAACTATTAAGCATTTTTTTAATAATTATAAAGTATTTGATGATAACAACAAGGTGTTAGACAATAAAAGATTATATCAATATATCAATGATTTTTACAAAGAAAGCCCGGAAACAGAAATTCTGCACTTTTTATTTACTGGTGAAAGTGAATATATCCAATTTGCTGGAAAGTACAATATTTCTTTGTACGATGAATTTTCGCAAGAACTTGAAAACAAATTGATTGATGAATTTTATTCCCTTAATAAAAAGCAATTCTGTGACGATCTCGAAAATTTTACAGATTATTTTTTAAGTGAACACACAATTCTATTGAAAACATATATTTATGATATTCTCGATAGTTTTACGGCTGAAAAGTTAAAATGCATTATTTTCAAATAGTTTTCACCGCTTCCCGGTATCCAGTCCGGCAGCACGTTCACGGCGTGCAAACGGTTTTTTGGCATTCTGCCAGATGTACCTTGTAAATTTAATACTATAATCTAAACAATTAACGCGCTATTTTAGCCTTAAATGGCTTTTTATGCTGTTAATGGTGATTTATGCCACGTTTGCATTATAAGCCGTTTATGAGCCTTTAAAACGCTTTATAGTGTGTTGCATGGTTTATTGACTGTCTGCGGCTATGGGTGTATAATAGACTTGTATAGCTATGTTCGGCTATGCTTTATTTGCGTACCGTGTAAATGTGCGTATTATGTCCGCTTATGTGCGTAGCTTGTCCAGTCTTCCAGGTGATCTGTCGCAGTTGACCGGGCTATATAACAATTAGGGCTATACGAATATATTGCGATATGCTTGTGTAACGCCGTATTTGTCTTTTTAAGGCGTTTTATAATCGTAGTCAATAAAATATAGGATAAATACGTTACAAGCCATTTAAGAATTATTTCGCAAGAGTATTATTGTATTTTTAATCACTGCATTATATGCTGTTTGATGCTACGATCTATTATCTGTGGGCTTTTGGTTCTGATCTGCCAGGGCTACGGCTGACGGTCAGCTTTGTTGGTATTCAATTGTTCCCGGCAGATTCCCGGCTTCATCGGTTCGGCGTGGTATCGGTTCCCGGTGCTGTCCCTTGTTGGTTTGTAGCAACGGAAAAACCGCAGCTGTTAAAGGCTTCAATAGTTGCAACTAACTTGTGGATGATTCCTAAATTTTAACATTATTTTGTCAGCCAAAAATCAAGGAAATCCAGAAAAAAAGTGGCAACCAGAAAAATTCTCGCATTTTCTAGTTACCACTTAAATTTTAATTTTGCACAAATATATCTATAGTGTAAAGTTCTGAATGATTCAAAATTCACAATTTATTTAACTCTTCTTTCTTACGTGTTCCATATCTTCTGTGAGATGATTTCTCTAAACGTTCCGTCCTCTTCATTTGGGACTTGGAAAGTTTCTTCTTTCTCTGGTAATTATCAGTCGTTGTTCCCATTCGCGCCCTCCTTGTTAATCTTCTGGTTTCTAGTTTCAAAGTTTATAATTTCTGTATCTGTTTCCAGCTCTTCCGGGATTATTCCCACAATGATAACTCGCAGTGGCTTCAATCTGCGTTCCATTTCCTTGAAACCAACGCAAAATTCCAACCGTGCTGCCTTGCTCTTTACTCTTCCATTGGTGCAACATGCAACTGTGCTTCCCTCCGGCAGTCCATCAAAGCACCAGTCCAAACAGTATTCTGGTAATATGCTTACGTTCGGAATTACTGAAATATCATTCAAGATCATATAATGTGCCAACGCATGATTGCGGTATTTGTTCCACAAGCACATAGCCAACGGCATTCCATTCTTTCCAACCGATATGCTGAAATCTGGCATAATGACTGCATGAAAACATTTTAAATGCTCCATGTACTTGTCTGGCTGATTCCATAATCTTTGAAACTGTACATCGTCCACATAGAAATTTACATCCAGTTCCCGGTGGTTCTTAATCTTCCGGCTAAAGCTCTCCGCAAAGTCTACAGTATCTTTTCCAGGATGGATAAAAGTCTTTGGAATTTTCGGGATTTCGTACTTGCCATCGAGGTCTGCATCCGTGATTAAAAACTCTTTCATTACGTCATAAGCTGTATGTATCATTGATTCCACTCCCATTTTTTCTCTTATAGTGCTAAAAGGTACTTATATTTGAAAAATACCATATCTTGTGTCTTAATGCAAGTTTTCCTACTAAATATCTTGTGTTGTTCTGAATGTAGAGTTAAAATCATATCGTCAGAACGGCGCAAGGGAAACCCCCATTTTTCAAGGCTTCCAGACCTCAATTGAAATGTTAGTGTTGCACATGTAGCCGCCAACGGTTCCACGGTAATTTTTTCAAAAAGTTCATTGACAATCTGCCTGTTAATGTCTTTTGGAGTAACGCCTTTGAACTTTTCTAACTGTTCTTTAATAGCACTTAATTGTATTTCTACTGGCTCTGGACTTTTTGTATTTTGGATTTCTAGAATATGGCTCTCAATCTGCTTTATCTGCTTCACGTATTCTTTATTTCTTGAAATAAATTCATCATCAGATATTTTTCCATCCAGATTATATTCCAGTATTTTTTCACGTTTTTGTTTTAACAGATCAATCTGTTTTTCAAGTCGTGAGATTTCGTTTTTATTGTCTGGAATGTTTTTGATCGAGGACTGCAAAATTTCAAAATATTCCTCCAAAATGCTATCAATGTTTTCAGAAGATTTATTTATTAATTCTGCGATTACTTCTTTCAGTTCTGATTCTGCCAGTCCAAATGAATCACATGAAGCTGCTCCGTTTTTTATCTTATAACTGCATACCCATCGAACATCTTCTTTTCCTCGAATATAATGCTGCTTCATCCAGTATGGAGCTCCGTCATTTGCGCAGAAAAGTTTTCCAGTGAAAATATTTTCGTTTTTAAAAGAGGTTCTTCTTGATTTTATAGCTTCTCCACGCTCTCTTAAATATGCGTTTGCCTTTTCCCAGGTAGTTTCATCAATGATCTGCGGTACTCTGGAACCATCATCCTTAAACATTATCCATTCTGACTGTGGAAGAAATTCTTGTTTCTTGGTGAACATATCGACAACCTTTACTTTTCCTCCACAATAGTATCCTTTGTATTTTGGATTCCGAATAATATTTTTTATGACATCCCGGTTGATTTTCCCACCTTTGAAACTTCTGTATCCCATATCCCAGAGTTTTTTTTCTATTCTTGGCGTAGATATTCCGGAAGCGTAATCTTGAAAAATCATTCGAACCATGTCCGCTTCTTCTGGAACCAGTTCGAGTTTTCCTTGATTGTTTGAGTATCCATACATTCTGTGCCCGAGAACAACACCATTTTTGATTGACTGTGCGTGTCCAAATTTTACTCTTGAAGAAAGCTTGCGGATTTCGTCCTGCGCTACCCCAGCCATAATAGTAAGTCTGAACTCACTATCATCATCAATAGTGTTAATTCCATCATTTTGGAACCACACGCATACGCCGTAAGATAACAATTCCCTGGTATATTGGATGCTGTCAAGAGTATTTCGTGCAAATCTTGAAATTTCTTTCGTAATAATCATGTCAATTTTTCCGAGCTTTGCATCTCTGAGCATTCTTTGAAATTCTTCTCTTTTATCCGCATGTATTCCAGAAATACCATCATCAATGTAAGAACCAGCAAACTTCCATCTGTTGTTAGAATGTATCAGCTCTTCAAAATGTTCCTCCTGGTGCTTAATGGATGCTTGCTGTTCAACTTTTTCAGTAGAAACCCTGGCATAATAAGCAACATTTAGTTCAATGTCGTAAATAGAGCAATTTCTTAATTTTTCTCTGACATAATAAATATTCATAGTGCATTTCTCCCTTAATAAACAGGGAGTGGAATCATATAAAGTATAACACCTCATATAACTCCACTCAATACATTTTCGTTACTTTCTAATGCTGATTTCAGCTTTAATTTTATCTCTTGTTTTCTCATCTATCAGACCAAGTGAGAACATTCTTTCGTTTATGGCATACAATATAGCTTTTTCCATTAATTGTCCCTCCATATAATTATCTCGTTTTAAGCGCTGTTTTTCTTTATCTTTTGTATGCCCTATAATTTCTACCATTATTCTCTTTTGAACGATTCTGCACTATTTTAAGTACACAATTATCACGTTTCACAACAAATCAAATATATTGACCTGTCCATCAATCTGAGATTCTTCCAGATTGTAAAATTTGCAAGCTATATAATCTGGGTTCCAATCAATTTCCAGTTCGTATTGTAAACACCGCGGATGCTTACCACCACGGAAGAATCTGCATTCCGAACAGGTATGCTGATAAGCTGTACCGCCAGATCGCTTATACATTTCGCTTATCTTCCTCATAGAATCACTCGCTTTACTTTTGACTTTCCTCTCACTTTCTTCTTGAAGATACCATTTTTAACACAATCCCTCGGATCACATCCTCTGCTATGTTCTTCGATCAAGATATAATCACAGGTTGCATTTGTACTCCATGCATTTTCGCTCTTGCTGTAATAGTCGCATTTTGAGCATTGTCTCCGCTTTAAGCCTATAATTTCAGTGCTTTTTAATTCTCTCCATGGTTTTCTATCTGGCATTTTTCCACACCTCCCAATCTGGCAGAATCTATAATTTTTAAAAGGTCTGGACTTAGTTTTCTTCGTTCCTGTTCTCTCTGCACTTCTGCCCGATACGTCCTTTGAAAATTTGACTGAACTACACTCCACCATGTACCATCCACATTTTCAGATACCGCCCATTCTCTAAGCTGTGCCGGGCTTGATACCGCTTTCTGGATGATTTTTGGGAGCTTATCAAACTCCGTTTCTGCATATAATGCAGAGCTTTGAATGGCTCTGCGCACCATTTCCCATGCTTCTGTTTCGTTCAGTTCTTCTTTTTGAAGCATAAGGCTCTGCGCGCATTGCCGTAATGCAGCTATTGTAGGCTCTTTACATTCTGTCTGCATATATTTCTTTAACCCAAAACTTAAAAGCTTGTAATCTAGGTCTTTCAAAAGTCCGTACCATGTATCAAAAGCATTCTGATCTGGAAGAAATGATGGAGAAGTGTACACAGCTTTCATTGCCTTTACCAGTACCGCCCATTCTTCCCTTGTCATACCCAATTATCCACCTCGCTTACTCTGTTTTGAATTTTCTCCATATAGCTGCACGGTCTATTCGTAGACTTGTCTGCGTATTGCCCTTCAAATACTTTTGCAAAATTTCCAGGCTTTAAGAACCAATCGAAAGTTATCATCCAGCCTTCTTTGTTCTGGCCTTGTAAGAAGCTGCTATGGCGAATATTTTCAATGGCTTCTAAGATATCGTCCATATGGTTCTGACGGATTCTGGCTTTCACTGCTTGTTCTCGTTTTGATGTCATTCTTTTTACTGGATTAATACCGAATTCTTCCAGAGTATTCCATTCATTAATGATTCGTTGGACGTCAGTCTGACGAATAGTATCTTTAGATACTATTAAATCATTCTCTTCTTCTATTTCTTTTTCTTTATTATCTAATTCTTTTTTATCTAGTTCTTTATTATATACTTCTGCCGAACTAACGTTAGTTTTACTGTTAGCTTTACCGTAAAGTTTACTGTTAGTTTTACACTCTATTTTGTCTTTCTGCTTTTTTCGATATTCTTGCATATAATTTCTCATATACTGGCTTTTTTGCTCGATTTTATCGAGATTTTGATATTTTCCCCAGTTCGGAATTGTGTAAACACCGGAAACAATTTCAATCATTCCGTAGTTTTCAAATGTTTTTAACGCTAATCGAACTGTATTAATGTCTCTTCTAAATACTGTTGCCAACATTTCATCTGTATATGCAATTTTATCGTTTAAAATAAAAACACCACTGTTGTTATTTTTCCCGGCTAAGCATAATAATTTGAACCATATTACGATAATGCTGTCTGCACTTGGTAAATTTTCAATCAGCATTATTTTTTCATCGTCAAAAATATCTGAACATATTTTTATCCATTTTACATCGCTTGCCAATTTTGAAATTCCTTTCTCCAATTCCTGGCTTTTTCAAAAGTGTTTATTTTAATTCAACTTCAATTCCATTAATTTTCAGCTCTCCATTTACCGGAATCACAAGAGATGGAACGCCGTTTATTTCTTTCAATTCAATCAGAGCAATTTTATCCGGCTGAATGCAGATTGTTGCATCTGGTGTTACAATTTTTGCAGTTTTTGAATTATGGATATTGTCAAGAGCAACAGGCTCATTACTGAAATACATTTCCCAGTTTTCTTTAAAATCCGATAATTTCTCTCCTGGAATTCCGCAATATCCAAAAATCTGTTCCATTTCATCACATGATACAGTTATCATCTCCGGGCTGTCTTTCTTCTGTTCTCTTACTTCCTGCAAAGATTCAATTAGGCTTTCAGTGAAATTGAATGTTGTATTTCCTTTGAAATTGTCCATGATAAAATCTGAAAAGACATTGATCTCATTGCCAGGTATACGTGGAATTGATGTGCCAAGAACGTTTTCGATAAAGTCTGGATGAATATTCTTTATGTTTTTGTTAAAATACAAAGTTCCATGAATATCAGTGCTTCTGTCATTGAATACAGGGAATAAGAATCCTGTTTCTGGTCTTGAGACTACCCAATCACGAATTCTGTCTTTGATGTTATTTTCAGCCACATCATAGCTAAGCCCGGCCTTTGAAAGATTCACCGGGCAAATACTGCACAGAATGTGTTCATAGATTTCTTCTGAAGCATCGTGCATTTCAGTTTCATCAGAAGCTTTTCCTGGAATGTCATATACTGCATGAATGAGAACTATGTAGTAATTTTCGTGATAATCGTAATTTTCAATCACTTTGTCGTAAAACTCGTCCAAAAGCTCATCATTTTTAAGCTTACTTGCTCTGAGTCGCATAAGAAATTCCTGTGTTCCGCCTTCTTTTTCCTGCGCTAATGGAAATTCAAGGTTCATAAGGTTTTTTCCAAGTCTGCCAGACATGGTTTTCTTGAAAATGTCAAAATACTTAAACATTTCTTCCTCTGGAAGAGACAGGAATGCTTCTTTAATTTTGGTTTTCTTATTCTTTTCTGCATCCACATAACAACCACAAATGCGTGTAATAGAACAATTTGCTGGTTTAAACTGTTTCTTGATCTCTGCGTTTTCTTTCTTATTCATGATTAATCCTCCCATTTTAATTTTTGTCAAATAAATCAAATTATATGAGTTTTATGTGCTATTTCTTGATTACCTTCATGTTTTTATTCCAACTTCCAGAAATTGTTCCGTCTGGGTGAATTATAAATTCTCTACAAACACTATTATCTTCCGCTTTCTCTATTTCGCTAAGCATTTTCATGTTCGAATAGCTAAAGGTGATTAAAGTATCTTTGTATTTCCATATTTCATACACATAATAATCTTGAATTGTTTGCTCGATAAATTCAAAATGATTGTATGCGTATTCAAGTATTTTGTTATATAATTCTTCTTTTTCATCGTATTTAATTCCGCTTTTTTCACTTAGCTTCATAAGTTTTCTGAATGATAAATCATCTGCAAAAGAGTATACATCAATCATATTTAATACATCTTCGATTGTGTTCGCGTCGCACAATACGCATTGTAATCTCATTTTGGTCTTTAATAATTTGCCTTTAATACGTTCCAGATCAACCAAAGATGGCATACATGTTCCAAAAATTTCATTATTTTTCTTATCAGAAATAGCATGTCTGCTAATGTCTACAAAATCAAACAGTCCATCAATTTCTTTAATATGATTTTCTAAGTATTTCCCATTTGTATTAATCGTCAAAAATTTAATATCGTGTTTTCCTAAAACTTCACACAATTTAGTAAATTTTTCAAATAGCAGTGGCTCTCCACCTGTTACAGATACGGAATACAATATTCCTTCTTTTTCCATTTCTGAAAGCATTTCATCAACTTGCATTATAAAATACTCTGCATTCTCGCAACGTTCTGCGTTTTGTTCGACACAGAATGAACATTTGGCATTGCACTTATCTGTTATTTTCAAATGCAAGTGCCATAACCATTCGTTCTTTTCTACTAAAATCCGATGACCAAATAAGTTGACTTCCATCTTGCCATCATAATTTATTGGTAATCTTTCGACATTGCACTTGTGAATGTAATCTTTTATGCTTTTATTTTGTACAAACATTAATATCACTAATCCTTTCTGCTTCTCTCTCCTGTTTCTTCTCAATCCACTTATTAATTTTCTCATCGGATATCATGTGCATTTGCTTTAGCATTTCGATACAGATTAACACATCTGCAATTTCTTCTATCATGTTATCACGGTCGATTTTTCCGCGTTTTGCCTTGCTAATTGCCTGGATAAGTTCTGCGCATTCTTCCATGCAGACTGTGCTTTGATTATTTTTTCCATAGTGCTGAATGCTATCTGCGATAATGCCTTTATCAATCTTTATCCCTGTGATTAATCCGGCAAGAGCCTTTGCACCGGAATCACACGCCCATGCTTCTTTTAGATATTTCTTCTGCCATTCATCTTTGATTTCTGAATCTCCCAAGAAACATAAATGCTGATCTCTCATATCAGATAAGATATCTTTTGCCTCTTTATTGTCCACTTTTTCACCTTCCATCCCATAATTTTCCACAAATAATACATTTGTACACCCATCCTCTTCTGTGATGATTGTATATAATCCATTGATGTCTGTGCAATAATATTATTCCTCCCTTACCATCTTCAATTTAATTCCAGGAACACTAGGATAGCTAATTCCAAATTCTTCTTTTCCATCCATCTGATTTAAGAACCATTCAAACACGGCACCTATTGCCATATCGGTTACGTCTTTTCTCTCACCTACCCATAAACCTTTTTCTTCGTTTACATTTCCATAGTAAATGATATTTGTAACAGGGGTAACACCCATTGTTTTGATAGTTTTACTTGCCATTCTTCATCCCCTCCAATTCCACTTATACAATATTTTTCTCATCCAATGCTGCTTTTTCAACAGCTTTCAGATAATCAATTTGCCGCTGAATGTAAGGATCGGTTTCTTTCCCGCCGGATGCAAGCCAATCAGAGATTCTACTTTTTACATCCTGTAAAACCGATATAGGAATCAGTCTAGTATTAATGGTATTCAGTACTTTAATCATTAGCTTTCATCTTCTCTAACTTCTTCTCAGCTTCCTCGTGGGTGAGAAATACAGTTTCTCCAATAGAATGTGCCATAACAAAACCGAACTCAGTTTCTTTTATATGGTATGATTTCTTTTCATATTCACATGGAATATCTTCTTTACATTTCCACTTTTGATCGCTTTTACAGTCATAATCATAAATACAATCAAAAATCGTACTTAACGTATATACTGTAGTTCCTAATGGTACTGGTAATTTCATTAATAATCCATGTTCTTCTGCTTCTTCGTAAGCTGCCAATCTGTCAGCTGCAACATATCCATCCTCACCTTCAAAGTATGTCTCTCCACATGTGATGATTGCTTTTTGCCCGAAATCATCAACATATCGCTTTGTTAATCTCTCCATCTACTTCACCTCTTTTACTTTTTGATATATAATTGCCATATTGAAATCACTTCTAATGAACCTTAATGTCAGTTTATGATTTACAGCATTTCCAAGTTGATCGTAAATCCAGTACATTTCCTCTTGGTCAAAGTTTGTACCCAGATATCTGTTAAGACTCGATATCAGTTGTTCTCTCCATTCATTGTTCCTTTTAGGTGAACTGTACGGCTCTCCTTTTGCCATTGACCTTGAACACCATTCAAGCAGCTTGCAGATAACATCCTCTTTATCGGTACAATTCTTTGCCGTGAAATATACATTTCCTTTTTCAGAAAGAATTATTTCCCCAAATCCGTTTATGTAGCTCCCGGGGAAGCATTCCATGAGATTGAAGATTTCATCAGTCACCTATTTCACCTCTTCCATCTGACTTTCTATAGTATCTGCAAGTAACTTCAAGGACTGAATAAATGAGTCCGTCAATGCTGTTCTGTCTGGGTATTTAGTGAATGCTCTGACAAGGTTTACTGCATCTTTGATTTTTCCTTCATCTTCGACGATTTCGGACGCTTCATACAATGCCTTTTTAAAATCTCTGTAAGTAACGTTTTTACTATCGTAAAAAATCAATATGTTTGGAAGTGGAATTTCGATAGGATTTAAATGGTTTTCTCTCACCCATGTGAATCCCTGAAGCTTTGCTATTTTCAGAATACTCAAATATTCTTCCTGTGTCTTTACAAACACGCTTTTTCCTGTTAAATTAATCATCAGAATCCACTCCTCCTGCGATTGCATCAATACATTTATTCCAGCCGATTTTATAGCTCGGCGGTTTGCCTCCTGCTTTGAAATACTCGCCGTTATAAAGCCCAGTTACTTTCATTTTCTCCGGCAGTGGCTTCAATGGACACCATTCAGGTCTTGATTTGCTTTCACAATCATAATGTTCTTCTGTCATCAGAATCACATCATAATCTAAACAGTTAGCTAATTCACACAACCCATCGTATTCAAGATTTCCACAATATTCAGTTCCGAACGGACAATCATAGCAATTCTCTGGTGTGTCAATCACTAATACTGATTTACTCATTTTCTCTTACCTCTTTTCTGCAAGAATGCTCCATATTGTGACGGACTGATGACATCTTTCTTCTCTCTGGTAGCATTATAATATCCAAGTCTTCCATTCTTTTTATTTTCATCTTTCGTAAACATGGTTAAAATGTCTTTGCCTTTACTCATCTGATTCCTCCTGTAACAGCTTTGGATTGTCGAAAATGTTTCCAACTGACATAGTGCCTACCATGTTAATCCAATACCCTAAATCTTTTCTAAGGCATTTGCCATCCGGCCAATCTACGTAGAATCCGACATGCTCTGTTTTCTGAGAATCAAAACAATTTTGATAGCATCCATATTTGATTGGAGCATAGATTTCTCCGAAATGATATTTGATAATATCATTCTCCCAAATTTTATTCCCATTCTTGTCGAAAAGTCCTGTAAACTGGCAAATGGTTTCAGGAACAATTTCCGCATATTCCCATACTGTATGACTATCTGCGTGGAAAATTAAATGTTCTTCATTGTCTAAAAGGTCATATCTTTTCTGATAATATCCTTCAATCCATTTACCATTATCAATCCGCTTTGCTTTAAAAAGAATATATCTCATTCAACTCCACCGCCTTTCACAATTTCTATCGCCCTGCTCAGTCCAGCATTGTATCCTTGATGTACATCAGATAAGATACATTCGGATTCGATGAATTTATCTCTTTTCAATTCGCCAACAACCTTGTCCACATCAAAAGCTGTCGGCTGTTCGTCAACAGCTTCACATATAATTTCCGGGCTAAATGTTTCTCTCCCTGTGTTTAAAGAACTATTAATTGCTTCTTTCAGTTTATCTGCATTAATCAACCTCATAATCCTCACACTCCTCCGCATATTCATAACTGTCCATATCATCGCATCTGCACTGGCAGGAATCCTGATTGGTACAGTAGATGCAACACTCTGTTTCGCCGTCCGGACAGTCTAACTTACATTTTCCCATTAATCCAGTCGCCTTCCTTTTCAAAATAAATGTATCTGCTGTTTTTCTTGACCGGCTCTGATGTATCAATGCAATATTTTACCTCAAGCAAAGCCTGCCAATATTTAAACTCTTTTAGTCTTACCTTGAATCTGGTATAAGTTTTGTCATCCTTTTTGAAAATTGACATTTCCATGTTCAGCCCTCCTTGTATGGTTCTGGAAGTGGCCTCCATGCCGTGGCGCCATAGCAGTTTAAATGCCATGAACCGTTTATACAATACCCAGTGCGAACGAATGTCGTTCCTCTGCTGGTCTTGCATGATACAAGAACCGTCGTATCATCTTCGGGCAATCTCTCACTGACCGGAATCCAACCATTTTCTTTCTCGTCCTGTTCAAAATCGTCTTGAAGCTTCTCAATCATATCTTGAACAACTTTGACATACACCCCAGCGTATTTGTAGCAGTCTGAATATTTATCCTTGTACTGATTTAGTCTGTCTTTGATATGGCTCATTCTTCCACCTCCTCATAAGTTTCTCTGAATATATCTGGTTTACATGGATAAAATTCACCGTGAACACCGCGGATGATATAGTCACCAATATTTGCCAGATGTTCACCCTCTAGCGTCTTGATTACTAATCCACCCGGAACCTTCCGATGGTCAATATAGAAATTCTTACCTTCTGCCGGAATGTACTGGTCCGTACACTGATAGTCCGTCAGAAAATCGAACATTTCTCGATAATTTGTACCGCGTCCACTGTACTGCGTCAATTACAACTGGTTTTTTTCTATACCTCATACTCACACCTCACTATCTTCTGGCTCTTCATTAAACATTTTATATATACGGCCAGAATGAAATGCCTTTCTTAATTTTTCATAATTAATTTCAGTAAGATCTGAAATTTGAGAAATTGTCATTGGCTTTCCTTTGAATTCTACAATCAAATTATTTCTTTTATTATTTCCTTGTATTTTTGCATCCACCCATCTACAGTTGTCAGGCGAATATCCATTATTATTATCAATGCGGTCAATCGTTAAATTGTCTTGATACCCATTCTCTATTGCCCATTTATAAAACATCATAAAATCATGCCATTCTTCACAAACAGATATTCCACGACCGCCATAATCAATATATTGTGGGTGATCTTTGTGCTCGCATCTATATTTCATATTGCGCCAGATGTTATATATCCTTGTATGCCTTAATCCGTGTCTTGTAGCTTTTTGCCTTGCAATATCAACGCTTAAACAACCGCACGATTTTGTTCTTCCTATTTTGAGCGCGTATGCTTCTACGGTTTTTATGTTTCCGCAATCACATTGGCATATCCAATATGTTCTATTGGTATCGTCCGTTTTTTTTCGCTTTATTACTGTTAATCTCCCGAAACGTCTTCCTGTTAAGTCTACAAACTTACTCATATTCCATTTTCCCTTTATCCTGACTTCTGATTAACATTTTGTGTCCTCCTTATCTTTCTCGCAGAATCCTCTGTGTTCATGCACTGAATACTCGATTCCACAACTCTGTTTCATGTATGTGAGTTTTTCTCCTGTCAGTTCGCATTTATGTTTTTTTCGTTCAGATGCTTACAGATCCCGTCACAGTAGCTCATTTTTCGCCCTCCTTATTCGATAAAATTTGTTCCGCACTGGCAATGATAACTAATGTGTCCGTTATTACTTACTTACATTTGCCATTACCTTTCTACCACATGAAAAACACGTTACCTCTTTTGTCAGCGGCTTTTCGTATTCTTCTACTTCTTTATCTTGAATAAACCTCTGACCGCACCAGTGGCACTGCTTAGTGCTGTACGGCATCTCTCCACAAATAGGACATTCTGGAATTATTCCGTAACCATCATTTATGATTGGGAGTTTTATCGGCTCTCGCTTTGAATAGATATTCCAGAGTTCTTTTCTGCGGTTTTCTCCGTCTTGCTCTATTAAAGCCTTGTACTTCTCTTCCTCTTCTTTGTCCCAGTAAATGACACAGGCTTTGTCTTCTGGTGAAATGTCTTTGGTGTACGGCTGTGTCGTGCAATGATAGCCTGTTTCGCCCTTCCTTTTTCTTAACTGACATCTCATGCAGCCACCGCATTTTTTATCCATCAATTCTTCTGGATAAATGCTTGTGCTGGAACGTCTTTCTCTTTCTGGCATTCCGTCACTGAATTTAATTTCACTCATTATTTACCCTCCTTTTTCAACATCGGAAATAGCCATCCGGTCTTTTCGTTCAATGCAATTCAATAAAAATTTAGCTCTGATAATTGGTACTCTTTATTGCATCTTTCACAGGTGAATCCTTTCGTTTTACTGTATTGCCCTATAATTCCACCGCATCCACATCTACAGTGTTTATAATCTATTTCCATCCTCACTTACGCTCCAAATCTTCTGACCAATTCTTTATTCAAAACTGGAATCCGTACATCTGTTTCAGATTCCAACTCTTCAACCATGCTCATAAAACTTCTTTCTCCACGGTTCGCTTGTCCCACAAACTCATTTGCACAATTGATTACGTCTAAAAGCCTTTTGGTTGAAAATACATGCAGTTTTCTTAATGCCAGCATCATAGTTACGGAATTGATCGTATTCGCCCAGTCATCACCAGCATTGAATCCATCGTTATAGGCTTGATCTTGCATGATTTCCAACTCTTTACGTGAGTTCTGCATGGCTCTGGCAAATGCCTGTGACATTTGATTATCGCATTCCAACACCCTATTTTTCTTTGGTGCTTTCATCTTTAATTTGCTTCCCATATTTTTTCCTTTCGTATCTGTATTCCGTCAAACGGTATGCTCTTGATACTCCCGGATGTTCTGTGGCAATTAGAGAATCCATCTCCAATTGCCGCATATGTCTCTGGACGGTACACTTTGTAAGGTCTGTTCCATCCATGATTTCTTCGTAAGAAGGCATATATCCGTGTTTCTCAAAATACTTCACCAAAAATCTGTAAATATCATTTCTGGCAGATTGTCCCTCATTATATTTCCTCTGACGGTAATTCATAGGCAAAACGGATTTTTTTCCGCAGTATTACTTTTTTCTGCACGCATTTTATTTAATCTTTCTGCAGCTTTCTTTTTCGCTTCATCAGAATATTTTCTTGGTGGATTGATTTTAATGTAGGAATACGGCAAGTGAGCGAAAATAGATCCATCATTATTTCTGGCAAGAATTTTCACATCATCTGGAAATTCCTTTTCTAATTCCTCACACCTGTTCTTCCAGGAACTTCCGTTCTTAGCAGTAAGCCCTACATAATCTCTTCCTGGAATCCACTCAATTACGCATTCGTTTGTGTTTTCTGACACAAAACTCACCTCTATTCATTTTTTATTTTTTATCTTTGGAATTTAGCCAGTAGAACTACTGGTGTGTTAGAATCAGTGATAATTTTCTTCATTGAGTAAGTCGTTGAATTTTTCCAACGCCTTAATAGATACTTTGTTATTTGCTTTTTCTGGTCTGATTGATACGTTTAAGTGAGTATCAATGATGTGTTTTAGTTCTCTTGCAAGGGTTATTTTCCCCTGTTGAAGTCCATCTCTATAACCTTTTGCTGGGCGAAATTCATTTATTTTTTCTTTTCCTTCTCCTTGGCTTCCAGATGTTTTATTGTATCGGCATTGGTACCCCTTTTTTGTGTATTCCAATATCCAATACTGTTCCATATTATCAAGCTGTTCTACTGGATAATGGATAAAATTTATTTTCCACCCAAAAGGATTTTCTTCACTGTAAAATCCTCTTTTCTTTATTGATAAATCAATGTGCTGATACCCGGTGAGATGAGAACACATCCGCTGAATTATATGTACTGCCTGTCCTATATAAAAGTATGGGATTTCATTTTCATCAGTTCTGGTTAGAAAATATATTCCGCTCCCATCATCAAGCTTCGGATTGATCTTCATGAGTCTTTTTCGATTCGTTGCTTCAATAGCTTTTGCCTGCCTAAGCTTTTTATAGTCCAACCGGAATCACTCCTTTTCAATCTGGTCAATGAGTTTCTTACATTCATCTTTAACATAGGCAAGTGAGTGAATTTTGCACTCTGGATCATTATTTACTTCTCGCCAGCAATCTCCCATTATTTTAAACATTTTTTTGAAGTCTGGTTCTTCCCCGAAATACTGTTCTGCTGTCTCAATATCATAACCATCGAAACAATGAGCGCAGTCAAATCCAATCCACCATGTATCATCATCGTCACAATCGTGTAGAAATGGTTCTGAATAAGTAACTCCACCATGGCAGTCAAGATAACCTAAATCATCAATACTTTTCCTTGCTAACTTATGACTGTCAGGTATTCCAACATATCCGCATCTGTATGCTCCAGGCATAAATAGAACTACATATGGATAACCTTTGTATGTAGATTTTGTTTCTAAAATTGGTTTCATTTAATCACTCCCATTCATCTTCATCCTCATCTTCACCATCATCATAGTAACCATTTTCCATTATTTCTTTAAATGCAGCTATTGCTTTTTTGAACCTGTCACGCAAAACCTGTTCTTTTTGTTCAAAATCTGCGATTGTCTCTTTATGTTTTTTGATTTCTTCAAGTAATGCTGCATTCTCTTTTTCAAGATTATATCTGGCAATGCGTTTCATGGTTGTTGGATCAAGTTTTACAAGTTCCTTTCCAGTGACAATAAGAGTTGTTGGATTCATCATTGCCGGCACATATGTTCTTGTTCCACCATAAACCGATGTAGTTTCTATTTGTTCTGGTGGTTCAGTAATATTCTCAATGGATTCAACATCAAAGCACATCATTTTCTGATTGCTAAAATAAATAATCTGTCCTGTTTGTACCATTTAATCACTCCTATCCAAACGCTACCTGTCCGTTGTTCTGCATATAAATCATTGGCGAAGTTTTACACTCTCCACTTTCATTTTTCTTGCTATAGCTTCTATAACTGTTACCGTTACGCCGTTCCCTGCCTGTTTGTATAACTGACTGTCAGAATTAACAAACTGAGCTTTCTCAAAATAATCATCAGACCAACCTTGCAGCCGAAAACATTCTTTCGGTGTCAGCTTCCGAATTGCTATGTAACACTGATATTTTTCATACCACACTGCATATACCGTTAATTCTTCCGATACCTGCACAAATATTCCTTGATTGCAACTCGTGTCGAGTGTGTCGGCAACTTCTTTTCCATATTCTGTGCGAACGTTACGCAATACTCCGAGCGGATCAATTGCGACCCCGTGTCTATCCTGAGATGTTAATGTGAACATTGGTTCACCATTTTCTTTGAATCTTCTTCCATTCTGACGTTTTTCTATACGATCTGGTGTCAATACTGGAATTGCAACTCTTTGTGCGTCCTTATAATCTCTTGCCATTAATGTACTTCCACATCCACTTGTGTCATGAATTGCCTCGTGTTGATGCCTGTAATCCTTGTTCATGATTTTTACAGCAACACTACTCTTGTCGGTCCTTAAGTTGGAAACTCCGTTATCGTATCTGGCTTTCAAGCATCTTGCTATGTCTGTTGACTTCGATTCTTGATAGCTCAAATCTATGAAACACGGCAAAGCTACGTGATGTCCTCGCCCACCGCCTTGACCCGTATCAAGAGTTTCAGTTATTCCGTCAGGTGAAAATACTTGTGTATTTCTTCTATATCCGTCTTTATGTGCAATTATTTGAACACTATTTTCTCCGTCTGTTCCTTCGATAGGAAATATTTTTGAGGTACTTCTCCCTCTAAGATGTCCGACAATGAAGCACCTTTCTCTGTTTTGTGGGACTCCAAAATCTTTGGAGTTGAGCACTTGCCATTCTGCATCATACCCCTCCCGATCCATTTCAATGAGCAGTCTGGCGAAATCCCATCCTCCATTAACACTAAGCAAATTCTTAACGTTCTCAATGAAAAGGTAAGTGGGTTTATTTTCTTCTTCGAGCTGTCCGACAAGGTACATAACTCTGAAAAACAGGCTTGAACGGTTTCCTTGAAATCCGACTTGTTTTCCTGCAACGGATATGTCCTGACATGGGAATCCAAAGCACCAACAGTCTGCTTTTGGAATGTCTCCGGCATACACTCTTCGAATGTCATTTGCATACCATTCTCCATTTCTGTATTCCTCCTTTAGTATTTCTTTTTGTCGTTGTTTCAGTGGCATTTTGTCCAGGAACTCTCTCTGATTTGGCGTGAGTAAGTGCATTGAGATGTAACTTGCGGTTGCAAATTTATCAAACTCGCAAAAGCCAATACACTCATGTCCCGCCAATTCCATTCCTCTTCGGAACCCTCCGATGCCTGCGAAAAAATCTATAAATTTCATTTTCATCTCCTAACTAAACGGAAATTCATCTTCCATACCGCCTAAATCCGGCACATCCATGAAACTAGGTTCTGGCGGTGGTACTGGTCGTGTATCTGCTTCCTGTGTCTGTGGTGACTGGCTTTTTCTTTCTGCAAATTCATGTTCTGCAATAAGGCAATCATTTGAGTAGACTTTTTCACCGTTTTTATTCGTATAGTTTCCAGTCTGCCATTCTCCACGCACATTTACTTTCGTGCCTTTTTTAAGATATTTCTCTGCGAATTCTGCATTTTTTCCAAGACATACGCAAGTGATAAAGTCAGATTTTCTTTCTGTATTCTTTTTCACTCTTCTCTCGACAGCCAAAATATATCTTGCAATTTTTGTGTCATTCGTTCCCATTCTGATATCTGGATCAGCGGTTAATCTTCCAGAAAGAATAACAATATTCACAATTTATCACCTCTCAATCTGAATGTCACATCTGATAAGTGCGTGTTTGATTTTCTTTGCATTCCCTGTTATAACTTCTTCTTTCCCGATAACAAAGGAAATATCATCTTCTGTTACGTCAAATCCTTTTGTCTTGATGTGCTCAACAAGGATTTCTTTGATTTCCTCTGCACAAATCCCGATTGTTATTTCCAATGGTTTTACCTCCCTGGTTTGTAAGCTGGTGGCATTGGCTGCCATGCAATGACTGGGTAATACGCAAAGCCATATGCTTCTACACTTCCCCATTTACCATCTCCTAAATAAGTAAGACTTGTTGGAAGAACAGCTCCATCAATTGTAACTGCATATTCTTTCCAATCTCCCGGATTTTCTCCTTTGTCTGGTTCCGGCGGTAACTTCACATCTGTTGGAATCCACATATCCGCAGAACTGTATGAGCATATCAGTTCTTCAACTTTCTTGATTGCATCATTCCATCCTTTATCGTACTTGCATTCATGTTCAGAAGGTTCTGACTTTTTCAGTTTGTCAAGCGTTTTTAAGAAGATTTTCATTGATTAATCCTCCTTGACTTTCTCAATAGTTTCTTTTATTACTTCTTTCACAGCCTTGGTTTTTATCATCTTATCTGCCAAGGCTTTTGCCGCTTCCTGTACGATCACGCTTTCATTTTTTTCTAGTATCTCAGAAATATGAGAATGTATCATCCTACACAACGGCTCATTGGTTTCTCTACTACCATATAACTCTTTTTTATAAATAACTCCTTTGATTTCTTTGGTAATTTTTTCAACTACCCTGTCCTCAACATTTTTACGGATTTCATTGGCAATTTCTTCTTCATTAACGCCAATCGTTACTGGCACGCTGAATACGCTCATTAATTTTCTCCTTTCAAAACGGACATAAGTCCAAATTAACTTCAAGTCCAGGTCTGGCAATCTGCACCAGCGCATCATCCCAAACCACCGCTTCTTTTATCTCCTTCAAAATCTGTTCCGGGTCAGATGCTTCATTACTCAAATGCACCAATGTTACCGTCCGTAATGCTGCCGTATGGTTTGTATTTACTAATCTTTTGCAAGTATCTAAGGAACAATGCCCTTTAAGCCTGTGGGTGTAATTTTCAGCTGCTTTGTCAACTAATTCTCCACAATAGTTGCATTCAATAACTAAGTGGTTCAGTCGCATTGCTTTGAAGTTGTACTTGCAATATTCAAAGTCTGTCATGTACAACAGTTTTCCCATTTCTTCATGTTCCACGATATACCCATAATTGAAACAAGGAATAAGTTGTCCTGTGTCCTTATCTCTTGTGGTATGCGGCAAATAAAACGGTATTACTGTAAAAGAGCCAACACGAAACGGTCTTTTTTCTGGAACGCCTTTCATTAGCTCACCAGTGATGATTTGCAGATGTTCCGCGGTTTCATCATTGGTGTAAATCTGAATACCTAAATTCATTAGATTTTTAAATGATTCACGGTGATCACTCAACCGTGTTCATGGGTAAGAAGCACACCGGAAACATCACTTGTTCTGTAATCAATAGCTTTCAAAATGTCTTTGTATTTGCATCCGCAGTCCAGAAGAAGCATTTCTCCGTTGTTCGATTTCAGAACATAGCAGTTTCCATGTTGGCTTCCTGTGTTTACCACTCGCATGAACATTTTCATCACCTCGCTTTCAATATGTAATTTGTGCGGCGTGTAAGGAAATTCTTAAATCCTCCAATGACTTTTTGGATTTTTTAGAAGGTTCTTGTCCGCTTAAGATTAGTCATAATTAACGTATGCTTGGCTAATTGCTTCGCTTTTGTGATAACTCTTAAATCTTCATTTGCCATCATTTATCATTCTCTGATTCAAAGATTGAAGAAGAAAAGATACAAACTGGGCGAACACCGCAGCCAAGGCTGCAGTCATTGCCGTGGACGCCACCCGAGGAGGAAACAACGGCTACGCTCTTAAAATAATCATTGTAAGGTGTACTCCATGGTGTAATAAGCCACCACCATTTATCCATATTTGGCAAATATTTCCTGTATTTTCTGTATTCATCCACGGTTAAGAGTGAAATCTTATCTCTACAAGTTCCATATTCAGTCTGCCCGTCCAATGCCAACAGGTTACGGTCAAATTCAACAACTGCATTTCCATCGAAAGGCGTATTAATTTTTTCTAAAAATGATGTGTTTAATTCTTCTCTTAAAGAACTTTCTTTCCAATTGCTGGAATCTGAATCAAACATTCTTGTTTTACCATAAAAACTATTTAAAATTGCAAAATATCCATCCGGAAGCTTGTCCAGTATTATCCATTCCATACCGGAAATTTCAACCACTTCCCCGGGTTTCGGAGTGCCCATGTGTTTCTTTTTGTAATCCTCGAATTCCTCTGTAATTCTTTTTATTTCTGTCTCAAAATATTTCAAATCTTTTTTCATTTTTATTCCTCCACTTTAGATACAAAGAGATTAGATTTTAAGATACAAACTGGGCGAACACCGCCGACATTGCCGCAGCTACAGTTGCCGACGTAACCCGAGGAGGAAACAGCGGCTACGCTACTCCATCCGCGTTCTTTTGTTGACCAAGATGTACATGTCCAATACCAATCATTAAGTTTTTTGTTCGGAGTCAATTCCGTATATTTTCTTGCTTCATCAAATGTAAGAGGTCTGATTTTACATTTCACCGAAACGCCTGTATTCTGACCGTCGACCGTAATAAGATCTGCTTCATGTGTTTCAATATTCTCCGCACCAAATTCCTCTTCAAAATTCGCTAAAATTTCCGTGTCACAAAGTTCTTTTAATTCAGACTCTAAATAATCTGCATTATCCCCGAATTTTACATTTTCTTTTACAAGGTCAAAAGAAACTATCTTGGTGGTGTTTTCATACTGTTCCAGCACTTTGTATTTTCTTTTACCTGTAGTTTGAAATAAATCACCAGGGTTCAACTCTGATAATTTGATTTTCCCACTTTTCCCCTGCTTCTCTAAAAGTTCAACCAGTTCTTTTGCTTTCTTTAAAATTTCATTCATAACTATTATCCCTCCTAGTTTTCCTCATTCACTACAATACCGCCATGGATAATAACTCTCTTTCCGTCCGAATCATCAAAGTAAACTTCATTTTCGGATTCGGAAACATCAAACTTTCCAGACCAGGACTTGATTTTACCGCCGTTGTAATCGTAAACAGTTACGGTACGGTTCAGTCCACCGTTCCAATTACTTGAAAAAGATTTTACTTCCCTGTCAAAGCTTGCGGTACAGCCTGTGATTGATACACAAGCTGTTACTGCTGCCGCAATAATCAATTTCTTTTTCATCCTACATTTCCTCCTGGCTCATAAATGACGGAATTTCTGTTTCCACTGGCTCTGCTTCCGGGACTGGTTCTTTCTCTGCTGTTTTTACGGTTTCGGCTACGGTTGGCTGCTTTGGCTTTTCTTCGATTGCTTCTGTCTGTGGAATGAATTCTTCTGTGTTTGAATTCTCACTAATTTCATAAGCAACGTCTTGTTCAATAATATCCTGTTTTGGAATATCCTCTGTGTTTTCGTCAGCTTCCTGTACAAAAACATCACCGTGGCTGTTAATGATCTGCTTTAATGCACGATTGATAACTGTTTTCTTTGCCATTTGATCGGTAAACTTCTGGTGTGTTCCATTTCCGTTTTCTTTGTACCCATAGCCCTGCAGCCAAGATTGCTTGATCTGTTTCATGTTCATTACTTCCAAATGCTTTGTTCCATCTTCCATCTGAACTACTGCATATGCGCCAAGGATTTTATCATTATCAATATTCATAAAATCCTGTTCATGGGAATCAAGCACCTTGTTTCCATCTTCAATGTGGTATTTGAACTTATCTCCTTGGTAGATGATCTCGGCGTGAATATCTTTCATTCCGTATCTTCTGGCTATTGTAATGTTTCCGAAGTAAGACCTCTGGAACTGGCACTGACCGGAATAAGCAATGAAATAACCCTGTTTTTTCTGAACTGAAAGTCCTAGTGTCGCCATGTTCATAAGGCTGTTTGCAATGCTTGTGGATGTGCAAGATTCCAGAACTGGCTTATTATTTCTGTCTTTTGTTTCTTTCAGAATCAGATATGCCCCCATGAGCGCATTGCTGAGGTTGTAGTCTTTTGGGAACGAAAGACCGTATTCGCATTTTTTTTCAAGCTGCTTAACCAGCCCATCAATGAATGAATTGTTGATTACAATTGCCGCCTGTTGTTCTCCTGCTGTTGCTAACTGTGTTTTTCCTGCCATTTTAATTCTCCTTTTCTTTTTTATATTTGCTAACACGCTGTTGCGTGATTGCATCAGTTTCGTACTTATGTTATTTGATATACCTCTCAAACGGACGAAATAAGCAACCAATTAACAGAGATGTTTCGTACCTGTGTTATTTGATATACCTCTTAAACCTCAATTGCGGCATCAATTTTGCTTGCGTCGTTTCGTACCTGTGTTATTTGATATACCTCTTAAACCTCAAATTCCATTTCACAGGTAGCACAGGTTTTGGTGAGTGATTATTTTTAAAACGTTACATTTTCCACTACTCGCAATAGTGAACGGCTGTAATTAAAACAGTTTTTAAACTAATTGGGATTTCAAAAATATCAATAATCCTCACCTTTCGGCTGCGAAATCAGCCGCATACATTTCTGTATGATCAAGGCAATCATCAGACCGCCTTACTATTTTCTTTTTTAATCCCGTAATATTCACGGGCTTCTTCTTTCTTCTTTTCGGTGACTTCTCCGTCTTCCATAAACAGAGTTGACATTGCAATATTTCTGGCTGCATTGAAGTCTGCATTGAAACCGTACTTATATTTTTTGTGGCTTTCACATTTTTGGTTTGCACACTTAAATGATGCCTGCGTCTTTCTTTGCCCATCTTCCCAATTTCCACACACGCTACAAACCTGTGATGTGTAGCAAGGATTGATTTTTCTAACTGCAATTCCGTATCGTTCTGCTTTATATGTGATATATTGCTGTAATTTGTAGTAGCTCCAATTTCTAAGGATAAATTGGCTTGTATCATATCCATTAAGATTCTCGATATTGATGTACTTTGCTCTGTTTTTAACAGCAAATTCAACAACTCGTTTACTTACAATGTGGCAATATGTTTCAACAAAATGTGATTCTGCTTTATCCATCCTGTCTAATGCTTTTAATTTCTTCTTTCTTCCATGTCCAGCGCTTGAATTTTTCAACGATTTTTGCAGTCTTCTTCTTTGAGCTTGATACTTAGTTCTTACTCTCAAAAATTCATCTGCGCTTCCAATTGCTAATCTCTCATACATGTTGTTATTTAAAGCGCACATTGCAGGGACAGCAATACCCAGATCAACTCCAACTACTGTGTTTTTGTCAAGCTTAGTTTCAATCTTAGGAATTTTCATGGTAAGATTAAGAATTATTTTGTTTTTTGTAATCTGAATACTACTTCCACAATACTGGTATTCGCCCGAATACACCTTTAACAATGTGGCTCTTAATTCATCCTTATTCTTTCCATGTCCAAGGCTGATTCTAAATCGCGCAATAGAAGCAGGATTTATGCCATCTTTTTTATTATCTCCACCATAATTCATATACATTTTGCAATCGGAATCACTAATATGTTCGCATAATTCCTCAAATGAATCATAGTCGTGCTCAAAACTAAAATGTGATTTTGCAATCGTAAATGGTGAGTCTAATTTGTATGTAGGTATAACTACTTTTCCCTCTAGAACTCCATTCTTCACAAGTTCTTTAATTTCTTTCGTAAGTTCCTGTGAAAAAGCAATTCCATAAGATTTCAATATGCAACGAATTTCCGTTTCGTCAAACAAGCTTCCTTTATTACTTCCAGCTTTACGATATGCGTAGTTAATTGTGTCTGAAACAAATTTGAACTTGTCTTTCAGTGATTCCATTTGATCTACTCTATTAGCTCTCATTTCAGAAAATATCCAAGACAGAATATAATTTTTTCTGCGAGCTTCTTCTTCCATAGCTGTACTCACGAGACTATATGTATAGTTGTTCACCATGCTTCTTGTGAAATCACCGCCATTTTTGATGTATTCAAGCTGACTTTCTAATTTAGAAGTATCTTGTTTCTTCTTATTTCTATAATCAATTTTTTGTTCTAAGTCATTTATCGTAAAATCGTAAACTCTTTTCTTCCATTCTTTACGGTCACTAAATTCTGGAATCAGAGCGTATTTTCTTGTTATTGTTATAGTATTGTCCATTTATTTTTTACCCCGTTTTTGCGTTTTTTATAATTGTGCAATTTTGATTTGTACTTATGTGAACTTTTAGGCATATAAAGCTGAACACAAGCGTTATTCTCGGTGGCATAATTTTGTACCTATGCAAATTTATAAGGTTCTCAAACTATTCAATGGTAAATTGTCCATCTTTTGTACCTATGTAGGTTTGTAGATATCTCAAACACGTTAGGGGAGTTGATTCCTGGACGGCTTCTTTTGTACCTATGTAGGTTTGTAGATATCTCAAACCTCAATTTCCAATATTCGGTTTCACATAGGTTCTTGTGAGTGAAATATTTTCCTCACATTCCAGGTGCAAAATCACCTGTGACTTGATTAAGCCAATTATTTTTGATATTATTTAAGCAAATATAGTTTGTTCTATATTTCATATGGAGCAGCCAGTCTGTCGCCAAACAAGTTACTGGCTGTTCCTTTCTTTTTTTAAAGCTCTTTCGCCGTCAAATCCCCATCCGTCACTCTTAGGACAATCATTTGCCTGTCTAATACAGGGATTCTGCTTTTGTCAATGCTCTCCGAATCATCAATCCAGAGCGGCAGATTCAGCCCATTCATTTCCTGTAATCCATTCAGCAAATCGACCTCACACAGAATCTTATCTGAATGATTCAATCCGCTGTTGTAGTCAATTCCATTGCAGATCATCTTGCAAGTCTCCACTGGGTTCCCATCAATTGTGTAATCAAGGAAACTGAACTGGAAATGCTTAAAGTATGGATTGATTTTCTCTGCCAGTGCCTTATTCTTCTGGATTGAGAAGTTAAGAACGGTGTCTATGTTCTTTTCAATATCGGCTTGCACCTGTCCAAGGTCTTTTAATTCCTCATTCAGTTCGGCTACTCGCTTTTCTTTCTCTGTGACTGCTGCCTGTGCAATCTTAATGTCTGCATCCACATTGGAAATCTGTTTCATAACATCGCTGATCTGCATTCTTAATTCCTGTTTCTTTCCAGGAACATCATCAAATGATTTCAGTTTCTCTTCAAGTTCTGCAATTCTCGCTGTAACCGCAAGATATTCTTCATCATTTGCCATATCTACAGATTCTGGAAGCTCCGTAAATTTGGACTGTTCTTCCTCAATCTGCTTAGTGAGTTCAGCAACTTCATCCTGTGCTACGCCGATTTCTGACTGTAATTTGCTGATTTCCTCGTTAGTTTTCTTTAATTTTGCAGAAGCAGAATTTCCAAGGTCGCAAATTCCTTTTAACTGGTTCTGCTTTGCTGATTCCCAATTTTTCTTTTGGGTTAATTCAGTTTCAATTCTAAACTTCTTTTTTTCTTCAAAGGAAGCTTTCAATTCGGCAATCTGTTCTTCTGGCAGTTCCTGTCCGCAGGTGGGGCAAATGGTATCAGAATCATTGAATGTTTCAGCTTCAATAGCTTTCAGTCCAGAATCATCCCACTCCATTTCTTTGATTCTCGGATAGTCCTGTCTGGCTCTATCCAAGTCAGATTTTGCCTGTTGTCCAGCTTTTATGTGGTTGTCCAGTTCCATTCCCAACATTCGGATAGCTGATTCTTTTTCAATTTTATTTTTTGCAAGGTCATAATACACATTCATAATGACTGCTTTTTTGTCTTGCAGTTCTTTATTTGCCTTACTAACAAGTCCATCCTTTGAAGATTTCAGCCCTCGGATTTCATATGAAAGGCTGTCATAGCCTTTTGCTGAATCTTCAAGAATCTGTTCCTGTTCTTCCAGTTTGGAAAGCTCCGCATTAAGCTCCTGTTTTTTGGATTCCAGGGAAGAAGTATCTTCTGCTTCAACGCTTCGATTGGTTTCATATGCAATCTCCGTGTTTTTGGCATCCACCTTTTTCTTCTGTGCATTTAGTTCCTTTCGGAGCTTCTTCAAGGTATCCTCTACGGAATGGCCCTTTGTGATTTCTTCCACATGAGCGTACTGTGGATTCTCTTCCATAAACTGAGCAATGTCGAAACCAGACATCTTTTCCAGTACCTTCCTGGATTCTGCGGTTGACTTCTGTAATGTGTCCAGAAATGGTTTTGGATTACTGCACATCAGAAGCGTTGAAGGTTCTGCTATTGACTGGATGAACTCGGTATAATCCTTTGATTTAGCCGGGAATCCGTCAATTTCATAAGAAGTTTCATTTCCATAGAATACCTCTTCGGACTGTCCTCTTGGTTTTCTCCACTTCTGCTTTGTGATTTTGCGAATCACTTTTTCTTTCCCATCAATCGAAAGTGTAAGCTCTCTTACAACATCAACCTTTGGCACTTCCACGCCATTTTCTTTTCTGCGAATAGAAGTAGGTTCTGTACCATTTGCCATCTTCCCTGTCAGAACATCCAAATATGCGTCCTGCAATGTGGATTTTCCTTCTCTGTTTCTGCCAGAAATCTCTGTTCTTGGAAACAAATCTACAGACTTACTCGGAAACTTCTTGTAATTCTCCAACGAAATCTTTTTTACTTCCACCTTCATGCTCGATTATCCTCCCTATTGATACCTCGTATGCAGTTCTAAGCTCTATTTCATCACCAGATAATTTTTTCCGATAAATTCGGCTCTGGATTCTTCCGATTATTTTTACGAAATCTCCAACCTTGAAATCAGCAGCTTCTCTGGCTTCTTTCCACCATGCTATACATGGGATATAATCTGTTCTTCGCAAGTCATATTCATTGCAAGCAATCATCAAATCACAGATTTCTTTTCCTATTGGTGTTTTGCGGTAAATAGGAGGCTTGCAAAGATAACCTTCCAGAATGATTTTGTTTTCACCTTCTGCACTCCCATCACCATCTCCACACCAGATTGTTTCCGCTTTGATTTCAAGAATCAAATGTGACTTTCCACTTTCATGTTTGTTTGAAGAACTGTATCTTCCTTTAACATAGACGTGTTTTCCAATCTTTAAGCCTTCCGTCTGCTTTTCTTCAACAATTACCGGAAGTAAATCTACGTTCCCGCTGGTACGCTTTGCACCAATATAGAATCTTACGAATTTTTCTCCGTCCTTGAAAAATGTTCCTGGCTGAATGTCCATTATTACGCCAAATATCTGAACTTCATTCTTATTATTCTTCATCCTCCAATTTCTCCATTTCTTTTACGGAAATCTCATATACACTTTCCGTTTCTTCCCCATTAACATAAACATCACGGCTCATTAATCTGCCAGATACTTTAATGTAATCATTTCTTTTAACCTCTACCGCCAAATCAGCACCTTTTCCCCATAAAGTACAGCGAATAAAATCCGCTCTTTCTGAATACTCTCTTGGAATTGCTACAAAAAGATTTGAAACTTTTCTGTGCGTTACTGATGTAAGTTTTGCATATGGCTCTTTCGTGCAACTTCTGGCAATAAACTCTACTTTGTTTATATCGCCATCTGGAACCTGTTCATCCAGGATTTCTACTTCATCAGCTGCGATATAACTAACATTGTGGTGCTTATTTGGATTTTTAGAAGTGTCCATGCTTCTGATTGCTCCTGTTACCACAACTTCTTTTCCGTTATAATCATTGTCACGCACAACGGAATCTTCTATAACTATTAGAAACATATCTACTGCACCGCTTTTACGAATGACTGTCAGCATGAATTTGTAATAGTATCTTCCGTAATGTTCGTGGCTAAATACTATTTCCCCGGCTCTGCCGGATAATTTTACTTTATTTAATCTTTGCATTTACTTTTCCTCCATTTCTAATATAATAGGAAGAAACACCATTAAGAATAAGACTGTTGATACAAAGAACACTCCGATAACATCAAGTGATGTAAGCATCCATGTGATGAAGAATATCACTGCAAACATCCCTATCCCTACAAATATTTCTCCTATTGTCTTTACCACCTCTTTCATTTTGTCCTCACTTTCTTCTGGATGTGGTTACTGCAAGTGCAGCTGCCAGAATAGCGATAATTATATTTCTTGCCATCAACTTTTCTTCCAGATCAGAAATGATTTCGCTGGAAAGTGGCTGATTTTCGCAATTTTTTCGCATAAAAAATCCTCCTGTTATATTTTTGTTTGTCAAATACAGGAGGTTGTGTTATAATAATCCTGTATTTAACTAACTCATTCTTAGTTAGATACCGTCCTGGTTGGTGTGTCAGCACCTTCCAGG